TAATTGGATTCGTGTTGATTAGAATTCCATCATGTATGTTAACAATTTCTAACAATTGTAGATACCGTTTTTCTACAAGCTTTAGAACGACCGCGAGATCGTTAATAATTGTAATTTCTCTAGGATATATAATATTAAGCAATTCTACTTCTTTCTCAGTTAAGCATTGCAGTCTAATTTCATAAATCTCTTGTGGTACTGGTGGGGCTCCTTCGACTTCATAAAGTTCTAAGCCTTTAGTTAATGCCATCCCTAGATAAGAATTGAAAGAGCCTTTTACTCTGAAGCTCTCAGGCAATCTATCTTTCAATGCTTGTCTTTCTTCTAAAGATACATTAGCAAGCTGTGTTTGAGTTTCTTTTGACATCTTGGGGTAGTCATCATTTGTTATTGATGGTAGCCCTTTATTTATTAACTCGAGCGCGAGAATGGGGTGATACTGATGACGTCTAGCCGCAAGACCTACAAACTTTTCTTTAGCTTCATTTGAGATATAAATAGCTACGCTTACTGTTTTCATTTGTTTTTCCTATTAGATTTCAATTAAAAACCCCATCAACCGGAATGGTCAATGGGGATTGTGTTACTTATTTACCTGTTTTTGCTTCACGTTTAAGTCTGTTAGCTTCACGTTTAGCTTCTAATGCTTCTACAGCTTCAGGGCCTTGAGCCGCTGCTTCTGCATCTTCACGAGCACGTTTATCAGCTTGGTATTGCGCCAAGCCTTGAGTTGCTTTCTCACTAATTTCGCGTTTTTCAATACCTGCGCTATATGCTTCAAGTACAGCTGATTGATTCTCAACGACCCAAGCCGCTAAGTCTTTATTTTCAGATGCATTAAATAATACAGTAGTAGCTTCAATAGCTTTTTCTTCAGGTGTCATACGTTTAACTGCTGGCCATCTAAATGACTCACGTACTGCAGTTAAGTTATCAATAATGAATGCGAACGCTGGATCATTAGATTCTTTAATAGCATCTAATGCTTTATCCAATTTCACATAATCACTTTTCGTTACACGACGAATATTAGAAGATTCGAATGCTGATTCAACTGTTTCTTGGTTTTCTGTCAACCATGTAGCCAAAGACTCTTGATCACCTGTAGCAGCCATCATAGCAGCTAGGATCAAAGGACGACGAATAAATGACATTGCTTCTGCTTTAGTTGCGAAAGCTTGACCGTTTACCATGAAAGCTTGTTGAATAGTTAATTGTGACATGTGATACTCCAAATAATATAAATAATTAGTTGGTATATACATTACGATCTATTGCTTGCGGCACTTGTCGATATACAGAAATGTTAGCGTTTGTTTTCTTGAGACACCCTAGTTTCATTTTAAGATAATAGGGTTAATTTAACGGGGTTAGACACTCGCAATGAAACTGTAACCCGTTAACGGTACTTTTTTCGGGCGCTGGCTTACGCAGGTGACGCGTGGTTCTCGTGCCACGGGTGTTGCACTCCCGCCGCCCAGTCGAGCTGTGTGGGCCTCCCCTCGCCCAAAATTTGGGCGTTTTCCACCAAATCTTCAGGCTGTTCTTCAAACGCCAAATCCACCCTGCCAGTAAATGTCCAGCAGTCGAATACCCACTCTTTATAATCTTCGCAGAAGTACTTACCGATAATAGGGTATTCATTAGCAATAAGCTTAGCTCCCAATAAAATTACTCGGTCACCTTTGCGAGTCTTATAAGTCTTTTTTAAATCTACTTCCATAATATTCTCCACGAAAAAAATAAGAATTAAAACCCCTCACCCAAACTCTCCCGTAGGATTGTTTGAATAAGGGGTTATTTTGTTTACTTTGTTCTGACACGACCCTGGTCAGGGTCACTCAATTCTACTAACTCATAAATCTGCTTTCCGTCTATGACGATACCGCCTATATTAGTCTGTCTTACTTCCTGATACCCATGATAGTGTGCCTTAGCTGACACGAATGAGACTACCACGGCGATTACAAAGCCAATCATAAAACTGGCTAAATTAAAATTGAATTTCATTTTGAGGTTCTCGATTAAGTTATGATATACCTTTATTGGTACTTCATATAAGATACCCTCTTTCTCGCGATTATATCGCCCATTGAAATCCGACATATACTGCCCCTATGAAGATACCTAAGGTTATTCCACCAAATAATGATGACAAAAGAATAATAAGTGTTTTCATAACATCGTTAAATGATTCTTCAGTCATCTTCGTCTTCCTCGAGTAATTCTAAGGCATACTCATAGCCGCTCCAGTTATCCACTCCTGCTCTTTTTAAACAATTCAAGAAACTTTGATCTTTCAATAGTACCATATACTCTGACACCCCTATTGTTATTACCGCTTCACCTGTCATATTTTCTATCCCGGCGGATTGCATGAATAGCACATGCAGTTTCTGTTATAGCCGTGTGGGCCCCTGATTACATCGTCATCTTCTTCAGACAATGATTCCTCTTCTTCGGGAGAATACTCCAATTCTTGTTCTTCAGTAAGTGTACCTAATATCATTCTTCATCCTCGTCGTCCCAATCAAATTCATCATCAAGTTCGTCTTCATCATCGTCAATCCACTCTTCATCATCTTCGAATTTTAATGGTACATAATTTTCTTCTTCGTCTAGTAAACCGCCCCACTCTTCTAGCCAGGCTTCATAATGTTCTTGTTCTTTATCTCTTTTTTGTTCTTCAGTCAATTTGTCTAACATTCTTTAGCTCTCCACTCTAGTTCTATCATAACCCATTTCCTTTAACAAATTTTCTTAGGGCTCTCCAACGAGATTGTTGGAACTTAACTTCAACTCTTAACTCATAGATACTGGATTTCGAATCTCTCAACATGAGTGTGGCGTGATGCAACAATTCAGAAAGTTCTATAATATCCGAAATACCTAACTCGTCTTTTAACTCATTGTAGGACAATCTTAAGTTATCAGCTTCCATATTCTTTCTCCAATTTAGCATAAGCAACAATTTGATTTTCTATCACATGTGGACTAACGGCATGAGTTCTAAGACTATTCCTACGTTGAGCTTCCTCCAAAGCAATTGGGAACTTCTTATATTTAACACGATAATCTCTAAAGAGTAACTCTTGGATAATAGGACATGTATCTTCTACATAAGGTAGTTTAAGATTGGTGTCACAAAAGATAATGTTACGTCCGGCACCCACATACTCTTTAAACATCATTTCTCTCAATATCTGACATTCCGATTCCATAGTATCAAAATCCCAGAAGTGCCACATGTTTTGAGTCTCTGGATTAAAATCACAATGCGCCATCAAAAGCTCACGTCTGATAACATCTCTATCAATTACCTTATAAGCTGCTTGTTGTTTTGCCCAAGTACTTTTACCGCTTGCACTAATACCGATTGTAAATATTGCTTTCTTCACTTTTCCAGCCTCACTTAATAAGTCTCTGCCTGTTATTGTCATATCGCCAAGATCTCTGCCATTCTTATCGACATAATACGAATCACCACTAGGTAATAAAACCTTATAAGGATATTTACTTATTGCTTTCTTTTCTACTATCTCTACTATAGCGTCATTACGATTATAATAGAATTCACCTACTTTAAGTTTCATACAGTTCTCCAAAGTGCGGCCATCCTTGGCCATGTTAAATTAAGCTACAAATTCAATAAGATCAAACTTTGATATACGGTCTGAATAATACTCGCCGTTTAAAGCATATTGGTTCATATCGTAGCTATTACCATCTTCAACGACCCCCACAATGGGCGGATCTTCAGAGTCGCCAGTCTTGATATAAATAATCTTGACTAAAGTCCCGGCCCCGTCACGGTAAGTACTACCAATCTTTATATCAGCCAATCCTTCGAAGAGAGCTGATATGTCATACTCACTAACTTTGTCTTCATAGATTTGACCGTTTCGTCCATAACCAAACTCAGCACCCGACGGTGTAGTGCCTTTGATTACATAAAAACCAATAGCATTAGGGTCGGAATCTACACGAGTTACTGTAAGCACTACGCCATTCTTCAATAAGTATCGCTTACCTTCAGTGATTACAAGTGTATTAGAAACCAACTCAACAAGATCGTTAGCATGTTCACCCATAGTTGTACACCATTTACCTTTCTTGGTGTATGTACGGTCAGGCTCAGTATCAGTTGTATAGAAACAATACTTATTATCAACCGTCGAATCTTTCATAACCTTAATGATTGCCAATCCATCACGAGTCTTATAAGATTTTCCATGTTCCAATCTAAAACCTTTATCAAAACGTTTCACTAAATCATACTCATCTGCGGCATTAAAATTAAATCGAAACCCTTCATCATCAACTGTATAAATGCCTGCAAAAGAGGCTGATTCAACAGTATAAGGGTAAGACTCGGTCCCGTCTTCTCTAACTACAGATACTACTTCGCCAGCACGTGTTATATATTTTTTTCCGAGTTTAATCTTCATTTTGAATCTCCAGTTAGTAAATCACTTAAATAGTTAGCTTCATCGAGATCATATCTTCTCTCAACAAATTTTGGTTCGAACAATGAATATCTTCCTTTCTTATCTTGTATAACTGTCGAGTACGTGACAGCTATAATTGCAAATCTCCAATCCTCTTTATTGGCATTAATTTCAAATGTTAAAGCATCTGTTAGATTACCTACATTTACAGCAAGCTCCCCACACTCTGTTGTACAAGCCAATGAGCCAAATGTAAACTCATTAGCACCAGTTCCAGCTACAAAGTCTATAATTCTCAGTTCACATTCGTGTTCTTGTTTAAGTTTAACTATCTGCGTAGATTTACCATCTTTCCAAATAGCTTGCATATCTTTAAGTACTGAACCTTCTTTACCTCTTTTAACTAAAGCATCAAAGTGTATCCGAGCTTCAGCGTAACTATATACTACAACTGTTTGAATTATCTGCCAATCATATGGTAGTGTTTCTTCGAGCATTAGGAATCGCTCAACATAAGGTATTTCACACAAACCATTTTTAATATCTTTAACAGGTACCATATCCCATGCAATAAAGATTGGAACTTCAGTGGGCCCGAAATCTCCTCCTTTATTTACTCTATTTAAGATACCATTACTTATTTTACGAGAGACAACCTTACCTCCAACTTCAACTAATAACTCGCCATGGTATTGGTAACCATCAACCATCTCATTAGTGTCTAATAACCTTGAGTATTTATCAATAGGCATTGGCTGATATGTTCTAGACAACATTGTTAACGAATCATCAACAAGTGTTATATTGACAAACAGTCCATCTGCCTTTTCCTGAGAATAAGCAGGGTACTTAAAGTTCTCCATTTTTACATCTTTCGGTAAACTGCATCTCATATAGCTTGCCACGGGGATTAAACCCTTACAAGCGTTATTGATGGTCTTAACATCAAATCCACCACGTAGATCTTTCTTTAAAATTCTACGGAATAGCTCTTCAGAGTCGCCATTGAGATTCATTAAATGATTCCTGACTGCTTCTAAAGCTCTTCCACCTGTCAATAATCTCTCAGATAATGCATCCAATAACTTATACGTGTCTAGACTAAAGTCACTACCTTCTTCAGTGCTACGCATTAACGCAAGGACGTTTCGAAGATTATACATCAAGAATGGGTTATATGCATAAATCAAAACAGCTCTGAAGCCTTGTATATTCTGTATAGCCCATTCTAGCATTAACGTCTTAGCAATCTTACTAGGCTCATCAGCGATTCTTTCGATTGCATCATAAATTTCTTTACTATTTATCATCCTATTCTCCAAATAAAAAGGGAATGACGTTAGTGTCATTCCCTGGGTTGTTACTTAGTCGCCAACTGAGCTTTAGTGTCTTTTATCGCTCTTTTGAATTCAGCTATACTCTCAAACTCAAGGCAATATGTATTTGCCATCTCGTGATATAAAGGTTCTGAATATAAAAGCTTTTGATAACTATTTAACTCTTGTTCAGTTAACGCATCTCTATATGGACTCATAGTGATTATTAACCTTTTATCAGCTGTTTTATACGCGCGAACATGGTCATATATCGCGCCAAAAGCTCTACGCATTACTTGTTCATCTTTGAATAAAATAGTGTACTGCGTCTTAATATCTTGTTCCTTACGAAATCTTGCAAGAGGTTCGCTCATAATTAATCCCAACCTGAGTATTTATTAACACAATAACCAGTAGTTCCCCACTGATATGCTTCAACATATTTATACTTACGTTTAAATGCACGTAATTGCTTACGTCTTTGACTACTATTACCTTTCAAAACTATTGTATTAACCATTATTATCCCCAAAGTTCAGATACGCAAATTCACCATAGTGGTACAAGGCCGCCTCATCGTAAGCCTTTGCGCATCGGACCCTATTTTCAGGTGTGTCATATAAATCTAATAAGTTTAAGTAATACTTGTCGATACAGATTTGAGCGGTCACTCTTCCTCTCTTTGCATTGACACAGACGCCTTTATAGCCAGATGTATTTCGAGAAGAAGGGCCGCGATTCATTGCATTGTTACTTAATGTCGCCAATCTTAAATTTTCTAGCCTGTTATCCACCCTATTGCGATTGATATGGTCTAGAATATACCCTTTGGGAATGGTATTTCCTGCCATTATCCAAATAATGCGATGTAACTTAATATTACGATCGTTAAGCCTAACCTTTAGATAACCTTGCCCATCACATGAGGTTATCTCAGCACCCTCTTTAATACTGACGTTAGTAGTTTCATTCCACCAGAGTTGGCCCGTCTTAAAGTCAACTGTAAAATGCTTATCAAATAATGTTTTCATTTGTTAACCTCACCCGTGACAACTCAGACACTCGCCCGTTGTATTCGACTTGACGCCATTCTCCGTGCGAATGTAATACAACGATTTAATGTTTTCATTTAAAAAAGCCTCCTGATGTATCTCTGAAATATATTCTTCACTAGTATCAGAATCAAAGAATAAGTTAATACTCTGTGCTTGATCAATAAACGGTTGTCTAGCAGAAGCTAGCCTCAAGATAGCTTTCTGATCAATCTCGAATGCCGTCTTAAACACTTCTTTCTCATGCTGTGTCAACCAGTCTACATGCTGTACAGAGCCTTTATGCGCCACAATATCATCGAGAGTTTCTTTTTCATCTAAGCCTTCTCTTTTGATTATCTTCATCAATGCGGGACTCGATCGTTTCATCTTACCTCCTGCACTATTCTGAACAAATACGTTCTTATAGATAGGCTCGATACCTTGACTTGCGCCACCGGCAATCAATGCTGAAGAAAGATTAGGAGCTATTGCCATTAAATGAGTATTGCGTAAGCCTGTACCTTTACACCATTCAGGTTCACCCCATTCTTTTGCCATCCATTTAGAAGCCTCAATAGTCTTTGCTTGCATATCTTTAAATAGGTTCTGATTAAAGAGATGAGCATCAAATGATTCAAATGGAATATTGTGATCTTGTAAGTACGTATGAAAACCTAATAATCCTAATCCTAACGCTCTACTATCTCTCGCGAATCGAGCAATTCTTTCAAGACCTGGAATCTTCTCGGTGATACGTATCTGATCCTCGTTGACACAATCGAGAAACACTGTAGCCACAAAGATAGCATCTGTGTCTTTCCATTCGTCATACTTAGTTGCATTCATACTGCTTAACACACAAGAGTATGTATAGTCTTCGCCAGTTGTATAATCGGTGCCACTAAATAAAGTAATTTCTGTGCACAAATTAGAAGCCTTTACCTTTAAGCCTCTTTCTTTATACATAGAGGGACTGGCTCTATTTACTTTATCAACAAAGAAGCAATAGCCTCTTCCGAACATTCTCAGTTTCATTATCTCTGTGAATCTTCTGTTTGCTTCTTCATCACCGGCTTCTAGTGCATCAACAAAGTCATCTGTTATAATCCACCCTAAATTAGCATCTTCTGGACTCTTTGTCACATGAATAACAATCTCATCAAAGTCGTCATGCGTAGCTTCTATATAGCCTGCCCATGCTCCACGTCTTTGTGAGCCTTGACTGATGTCCTGAGCTACACGCACAAACCCCTTAAACACAGGCAATACGCCACTAGCACTACCAGCGACGCCAGTGATATCGCTGCCACGAGCACGGATGTCACCCAAGTAACTTGATGTCCCATAACCTTCCTTCGACAGTAAAGCTGCCTCTTTTTGTTTCTCGTAGAAATCGAATACTGTGTCACCAACGTAACTGCCGGAACAACTTACTGGTGCTCCGAACCCTGTTCCCATATTTGCGCAGACCGGTGTTGATGGAATGAGCCATCCCCTCCAAAGTAATTGAAAGAATTTATCACTCCAGTAAGCTGGATGTTCAGTATATGTAGCAGCGTGATTTGCAATACGGCGATACACAGTATATAGATCAGGATATCTCTCTGAAACATATTTTTCCTTAAGAATTTGCCAGCTGTTAGTGATTACCCAATCAGGAAGTTTACCTTCATCTTGGAGTTGTTTTCTTTCCGCAGATAAGTCTCTATAAATGCTCGTCATTATACCTTCCAGCTAAATTTACTTTTATTCCAATCACGTTTATAATCATTGCCGATAGCAATGAATGTATCATGTAATGTTGATGAATCAATATCCAAGTAGAACCAGTCTTTAATAGGGTTGTATTCAGGCTCAAATACAGGTGGATAGCCCATTTGTTCTAAACACGTATCCAATCTATGTTGTACAAACGCTTCCAACATTCTAGCATTAATACCGGGGATTGGCCCTTTCTCAAATATCTTATGAATGATTTGACGCTCGTGTTCAAATAGAATCCAAGCTGTTACTTCTAACTCATTTGCAAGTTTGTCTAAAGGGATCGGATCAGTGCCATCTTCCAACGTCTCATGTAGTAGTGTATTAAAGATCCACGCTCCTGCCTTGGAGTGCATGTTTTCATCAATAGCAGAAAAATTAATTCCCGCATTGATATTCTGGAATTTATTTTTACCGTCATTGTTAAAATGCTTCAGGAAGGCGAATGAGGAATACAAAATAGCACCTTCGATCATACTAAAGATGCCTACCGATTTGAGCTTATCATAAGTTGTTTCAGATGATGTAGCTCTCTTTTCTAACCATTCCATTCTGTCTTTCAAGATGGGATCATCTAGATAAGAGTTATAGAATTCTTCGTTATCAAGACCTAACAGCTCATTGATCTTGTTATAGAAGGGTGCGTGGACATTCAGCTCAAACATGGCAAATACTGATGCCATTCTTTGAATATCGGGTCGGGGGAAATGTTTAGAAACGTACCCTTGCCAATAATTTAAACCAACGTGTAACTCATAATGTGTGAAAAGTTTCAGAGTACTGATGATTCCATGATATTCTGCTTCGGTGCAGTTCGTCTTTAATTCATGGATATCCTTTTCAACCTCCACCTCTTCTGCAAACCATATAACACTTGTCTGTTCTTCTGCGAACTTTATAGCGGCTAGATAATCCGTACCATAGCTGGTTCTGGGGGTTAGTATTTGTGCAGCCATTTTCTATCCTTAAATTACTGAAAATTCGTCTGTGGGGTCTACTTCTGAAGGCATTAATCTACCTGTTTGATAGATGTAATTAGCACCTTTGACAACCCCTGTTAAACCTGTATAGCGTGATTTTAATACACGCATCTTAATATGATTCCTGTCGGATTCAAATTGTGCTGTCGAATCTCTTGCGAATGATATAATATCAAAAGAGACTTGCTTAATAGAGCCGGAACCCCTAATGTCATCGATAGAAGGCAGTTTACCTTCTTCAAATGATTTACCACCTGTTGGTGCCTTTCTCAGGTGACTCACAAGACCTATCCACACGGGATGCCTTTGGCAGAGCCTTAATAAGTCATTCATTGTTTTATCTACAGCTTCATTACCCGTTAAGCCATCTACCCCTTCAGAAACCAGGATAGTTATATGATCAATAAACAGATACTCACAACCTGATAAGGCCATGAACTCTAATTTCTCGACTATAGATGTATCATTCATAGAGCCTTGGTGATCTAACAGTAATATTCTGTCTTCACCAAATACTTCATCATAGCCAATTTTTAAAGCCTCAATAGGTAATTCTTCTGCTGCAGGATTTCTATCGATAGCTAACCCGCATAATTTTCTAGTAGTTTCAGCAGGACTTTCTTCTAAAGAGACGATGCCTATTTTACTATTAGTTGTTCTTATGAGATGTAATATAATCTCTCTAAGAATTGAGCTCTTGCCAGATCCCGTTCCTGAGATAAATAGTGCTATCTCAGAAGGCCGCATGCCTTTTGTTTTCTCATTTACGCCTTTTAAACAGTCTGGGTAGGGTACAGATGGTATTGAATTGTAATTTACCATTGCATCCCAAAGCTGTTCTTTCCTCAAGATGCCAGCGGGAATATACTTAGTTGCTTCAAAGATTGCTGTCATTAACTCTTGGCTGGATTTTTCTACAAGAACAGCATTAGCATCTTTCAGAGATAGCTTTACAATCTTTACTTTATCAAAGCCAATAATTTTAATTGCTTCTTTCGTTGCCTTATCACCGGCTTCATCGTGATCTAAGCATAATACCACTTCATTAAAAGATCTCACCCAATCTCTATTCTCTAAAATAGTCTTTGTCATACTAGCAGATGCCAAACTAACAACCGGATAAATCTTTTTATACTTGTCAAAGGAGGCTTGCGCTACGCTCAAAGCATCTAGTTCCCCCTCTGTGATGATTAACTTCTTTCCACCGCCATTGAATTTACTCATGCCGAAGAGTTCTGTCGATTTCTTAATCCACGTAAATGTCTTAGGCAATGCTCTTACCTTATATGCACCTTCTTTACCGTAAGGATAATAGTGTGTATCAATTTCACCACCTTCATTGAAAGCTACTTTTACACCAAAGAACTCACAAACCTCTTTGCTGATCTTCCTATCCTTCAGAGCACTTGAGGGAAATTTAGAAACATCTAAGTTGAATGCTTGCTTATTGGTTTTGATCGGTGCAAAGTCTGCCATACTCTCATACTCCTTATCCGGCGAAAAAGATGTTCTACAGCTGAAGCAATGTGATTTAAAATCCTCATATACTTGTACGGCATCTGAAGAACCACATTTTTTACAAGGTTGATTCCTACTTATAATTGCCTTACTCATCTGGAATAGTACCTCCTATCGTGAGATGTAATCTATCTTTATGCTTGGTTGTCACAGGTTCTGTAACGTTCCAAGAGATCGGCTCAATCCTTTTATTATACCAGACATCAGTCGTTGGTGCTTCTACATAGCATAAAGACCATGTTTCTGCCCAAGCTAATGAACCTTTCTTTTTATATTCTTCTATACAGATGAAGAGGAACTCTTCTTTTGGCCTTTCCGCGAAGTGAGCTTTAAGGCATGCAGAGCTACTCTTGTATCTTTTCCAGTCCGACTCAACCCCGCGATTGAGCTTACCAGCACCTCGATAATTTTTCTTCCCGAGATAATATTTCTTAAGTATTGTATCGAATATAATATATATGAATCCCACATATTCTTTTGCTCCCATTTGTTTATCAAAATTCCAATGGCCATTCTTAAACCGACTTACTGATTTAGTGGCTATCTGTAATACACTTCCTGTGAATTTAGTCATAGATTAAATCCCATGCCGAAGGCCAATTATCAAATGAGAAGTAATCATTTAAAGTCTCTTGAAGGTGTATCATCTTACCATTAGATAATAAGAACGATGCCCAATCCTCTCCGAAGGCTTTTACATATTGTGTTATAACTTCATTCTGGAATTCGAGTTCAGTTTTGCAATCCGCCAATATCTTCTTAGCTTTTACATTACCTAGATTGTAAATACCTGGAATATTATCTGTACTATCACCTTTGAGTAATTGTTCATAATAATTTCTCATGCCCATTTCTTCTGTAACAACACTTACTTCTCCACTCTTTATATTATAATGCTTCCCAGGAATCATTAAGAGATCCTTGTCTATTGAGCATATAATAAAGTCTACCCCTGCGCCTCTACACTCTTCCGCCCAGATTCTTAATAAATCATCAGCCTCTCTGCCGTGAGCAGGTACCACTAATTCTTCAAATATTGCCAGATCTCTCACCGCAGGTACAAACTCATTGCGAGCCACGCCTGCTTTGATACGATTCGCTTTATACTCAGAATAGATATCATCTCTGAAATTCCAATCGCCTTTTACTGCAGCACAGTAATCTGTGGCAAAAGTATTTTCAATTACTTGTTCCAATTCTGATTGAAAGATTCTCCATATCGATTCCATATACTTTCTGTCTTGCTCTATAGTATACGTGGGAAGAATTTTATTACCGTCCATATCTAACTCAATTCTACTTCTATCATCCCTGTTGTAGCAACATTTATGACATAAAATATCTGCGTCTATTAATGCAATCGTCATCTTATTTCCTAGTGAGTATCGAGCCAAGTATCACCGAATGATCCACTGCCATCCATGATTGTAATACCAAATAATTTTGGACCTTCTCCAAAAGCTTTTATTCCTAATTCTACAGCTCTTGCCGCATGTTCTTCCGGAACCATTACCTGAAACTCATCATGATAAAGAATCAAGGGTTGATATGGAATCTTTTCAGCTTTCAGATATTCTTGCATCAACATACAAGCAGCTCCACAAGTTATCTTCTCTGCAGACTGTAATAGGTATACTAAGAGCTTATGAAAGCTGTCTACATATACTCTGTTACCTGCAATAGAAGGGATATACCCATCTCCATTCTGTTTTGTTTTACCATATATATTCTCAAGCTTTCCTAAGAGATCTGCGAACCCAGGAACAGCTTTAATAAAGCCAGCTTTTAACTTCTTACCTTTCTCATCATTCATCTCACCGTTGAAGATATATGACCATAGTTTGCCTCCACTTGCTCCGAATAAGAAGGCATATAAAACTCTCTTAGCAGCTGTTCGTGGGACTATATGTGATACTTTCATCTTCTTAAGAATACTTGTTAAGATATCTGCATTATACTGATGAATATCACCGTTGAGCAGTGTGTCAATAAATGTTTCATCTCCTAAGTAGTGTGCTAAACCTCTAGCTTGGTTACCCGCAGAATCACAGCCAACTATCTTCCAACCTTCTTTACATTTAAACAAACTTCTCATTTGTTTGCCGTAAGCTGAATCAGGGCTTGGTACATTTACGATAATAGAATGTCTACTACGCATGCTTGGTGTTCCAATGACCATACAATCACCGTGTAATCTGCCCTTATCGTCTACGTTAGCTAGCCATGTTTTTACAATACTCTGTCTAGCCTTTACAGTCAAGAAATCTTTATAGAGCTTACCATCACCACCCAAGAACTCTAAAGAATCCTCAGTAATCTTTGGTGTTGTCTTGTTTCTTTTACGAGTCCCTTCATCCATTTTGTAGTTCCAATCTGTTGGAACCCAACCCTGTCGATATAGAAAGATCTTTACATCTGTTACAGAGTCTAAGCTTAGTGGTTCAATAGTAATTCTACTATACGGACCGTCTACGATTCTATCTTCTACTTCTACACCACTCCAAGGGTTTACATCAAACCATCTGGCTGTATGAGCATCATACTTCCCTTCTTTGGTCCACTTAGGTTTCTTAGGCTCAACAATACCTAATTTCTTATCTACAGCCACGATCTTTAAACCTAATTTAGAGTTTAGAGCTTGATAAGTTTTGTTCATCTCTCTTTGCAATTCTTCAAATAGCTCTTGAGCTTTATCTACATTGAAGGGCCAGCCAGCTGTGTTAGCTTCTGCACACCATTTACTTACGGCATGTTCTGCTTGCACATATGTAGTTATTAAAGGTGTTGTTTCTTTAGCTTCTTGTAACTCTCTACGAAGAATTTCAAATACCTTATGATTTAAACCAACATCGCGTTCACAGTATGTAGCCATTTCTTCGCTATACTGTGACCAATCTTCAAATTCACCTTTAGGGTAATCCAGAGACTCGCCCCATACTTTTAAGCTATGCCCTTTATCCCCAAACCTTCTATAATCTAGAATTTGAGATAGAAGTAGTGTATCTACTATCTTAACATTTTCAGGTACTTTATAATCGAATAATTTAGAAAGAACTGATATATCATAATTTATAATATTATGGCCTATAAGAGTCTTTGCAGTATTAAATACTTTCATCCAACGCATATCTCCCTCGAGATACCTTTTGTACTCACCCTTGTCTATGTCATAAGTAATCAAGATCCACATATTACTTACATCTTTTAAGAGACCATTTGTCTCAATATCAAACACGTAGTTCATAAAATCTCCGAAATAAAGGCGCTCCGATTATTAGTCAGAACGCCTTTGTACAACTTACGATGCTAAAATTGCATCCACTTCACTGACCTTAATCGGTCTGCCTGCTTTCTTGTATGCTATCAAATAAGATAGATACCATCTTGCTTTTTCTAATTCTTGGATAGAGTCGTCTTTTTGACCGTTTCTATCTAAATATTTTCTAATTTGCATTTCAACAGCTGCTTCAAATTTAGCTGGATCTCTCAGTGTGGGTATACGACTCATTGCGTCTAACCATTGATAGTCTTCTAAATAACCTTTATAATGTTTTGGATCTACTGCAGACTTAACTCTATCGGGACCTTTCATACCAGGACTTGAAGCCCAATGTGATCTCTCTATTGTTGCCATCCAACCTTCGCATTGGTCTATTGTATGTAATCCTCCAACATATTGAGAATCTTTTGATATTCTAATGTAATCTGAATTGTCTTGTACAAATTTCTCAAATGCTATTTGGAAATCCGTATAAGTATTAATGATTGCATTATTATCTTGCATAACTAGATCATAGACGTACATTAAAATAAGTCCTCTGCTTCTTCATTACTAACTCTTTCATAATCTGCTTCTTCAAAATCCTCACGAGGTTTTGAAATATATACTATATGCTTAGTTACTTGAACAGCCATTAATACATGGCCGACCCCGGCACCTTTTGTTGGATGTGTGTAGTTGTATTCGAATAACCTAATATTCGCCACAGAGCCGTTACCTAATGTTCTAGGGTCTAAAGGATTCAACGCACCGTCTACTAATTTGACTGGTTCTTTAGCTTCCCCCGCCGAACCGATCGATTTCTTTTTAAGATTGGCTCTCCAGTAAGGAGTGCTTTCATCTTCTGGTGCAATTCGCTTAACAGCCAAACCTGCAGCCAACCATTCATTCTTTTGTTCTGGATTGGTTGTGCGTATTTGCACTTCCCATGTTGGTTGATCTTTATTAAATCTACCGTTTGGACGATCCAATTTAGCAAACCACAATTCACAATCTTTTAATACGGCCATTGCTTTCTCTCTCTTTTCGAATAAAATTAAAATAGGGTTAATTTAACGGGTTCTGCCTTGCAACCCTATGGAACAAGGCAGCCCTATTACTTTAGTTAGATTCTTTAATCGATAATGCTACAAACGGATTCATATCAGCATAATAGTTGGGGATGTAATATATCGCACCCCCTGTATCGCTTGTGATAGTACAAAATTTAAAGTACCGTACATGCGTGCCAGGTACTCTTTCAGCTATATCGAATACCCCATAATCTACCATAAGATTTGTTTCCCTTTCACCATAGATCGGGATGAGGGCAAAATCGAGGAAGTTCTGAACAATATGAACATACCCTCCGATGTGTTCCATAAAGTCCACATCATCTTTACGCTCTTCAAACAATGGATGAAGATCTGTGATTATATCTTCGGTGACAGTGTTTCTAAAATTCAACAATTCATACAGACTTTTGAACACGAGCATTTGCTTCCTCCAATTGGTTTACTGCATTTCTCAAACAATTAATGAGACTTTCTTTTGACATGAGTGCTTCGCCTTCTGTTATGCGATATTTGTCGCCTACTTGAAGTACGCCAAATATTTTATGTCTGTCTGGCGATAAAAATGTAATCTTCATTCTTTAAATCCATCCTCTAGGTTTAATAACCATTCTTTCAATGTAATAGACATCGGGTAATAATTGTCATTCTTAGCTAGCACAGACGGGTTGCCAATAAACACCTGTAACAGCTTTAGAATGTCCGTAAGTTCCGCCACCTGTGCCGGACTTAATGAAATCTGCATGTGGTTCTTCTTTAACTCTAGGTCTTCTTGCATCAATAACTCTCTCCCAATTTTCCAAATAAGGCAGTACTCTTGAATTTTCCCACTCACCATCTTCATTAGGCGGAGGTAACCTCCCTGAGTAGATTGCCATCTCTAAAGCCATTGGTGATAAGTCTAGTCTTTCAATTATATCAGTTGAGCTTATCATCTTTTCTCGGTCTCCCACGTTTAGGGCTTAAAGAAGTTATAATCAAACGAGCTTCCAGATCTGCATTTGCTTGCATTGCACCTTGCCACTTGTTGTATAATTGAACTACACGCAACGTAGCAATCATTGCATAGCCTGCTAAAATATATTCAAACATATTTTCTCCCACGCTTCATCATAGTACGTTGAAACCATCATCGATAAATTCTGGATTGTTTTGAGCATCACGAACCTCTCTTAAGGCTAATATAGCGTCTTTATAAATATGATCTACATTGTCATCTATGAGAGCATTCTCTAACATCGATGGTATTGCCAATGTAAAATCGTCTATCTGCCATGCAGCATCCATATATTCCTCGAAGTCATTTGCTTCTAAATCCAATACATACAAAATAACCGCTTCAGCATACTGCATCTTTTTCATTCTCTTTCCTTAATAAAATACTAGATCGCCGATCCTGACCAGTCTGACTGGAGTGGGATACCTGCGACCAAGTTTGTAATCGTTGAAGTATGTATACTTGCCTTTAAGCTTTGTACATCTCAACTTTGAAAATAATATTTGATGTGCCAACTTAAGTTGACGCTCGAATACTTCCACATCAGCTTTACTCTTAGGGTTAGGCATTTTAACACCTTGCTTAGTCCAAGAGAAGAGCCCCTTCTTGCGCAATGTAGCACACACGTCGTTTCCTTCGGTGAGTTCCATTGTCACTTGACCGACACCTAACATGGTATCTGATGTCTGGTTTCTTGCCTCAAAGTACATTACAGCCACGAGGCATAGAGTTGGTGCTATTAACATAGCCACCTCCTTTCTGCTTGTTGTGAGCAGTTAAAAAGCTTACTCAGGCTTTATAAATTAAATAGGGTAGTCGGGCGTGGGTTTCCTAATCGAACCCCATTTTTCTTCTGCTTCTATTGCATAGCCAAAATCGCCGCCTGTTAAACTTCTCCAGTAGATTTCTAACGCATCCGGTTCATATTGGTAAGCATCGTAATAATCACCATAAGAGTCATCCTCACCATACGTCAACGTAGTCCCGTCTTTACGAAATGTAAACATCATTGCCGGGTAATCCTCTTCAAACTCTTTAAGGTCTTTTGGATCTGACTCTAATGTATAGCCTGAATGGTATAGAAATTCAGGAAGTAAACCCAACTTTTCATGAGTAATTTCCCAGTTGTTTTTAACTGCTAACTTTATAAGTTCAACAATAACTTCAGTTTTCATGATTACGCCTTATATAGAATGAATGTGGTTTCCGCATGGTGTAAATCTTCTACACCATCAACAATAATTACTTCTACTATTTCCCAGTCATCATTAAGTAGCGCAGCTAAATCTGCGTAGTCACCAGAGCCCTGAGACCCTGCCACAATGTTAAGAACCTTATACTTAACTTTCTTTTCTGGTTTTTCGAATATACTTAGATTACTCATGCGTTGAACCCATACCATCTATGTACAGGCGTGAGAGGCACGCTAAGAAATGAGCGCATAATCTTTATGATGGGCGCTGGGTTACGTTTCTTACGTTTCCCTACAGGAGTCTTAAATGCTCTTTCCAAGTCAAGAAGTGAATACACTCTTATACGTCCACCGAGTGGAGATATAGTATATCTAATAGGCTTAATCCCAGTCTTTTTCACTCTATGTCGCATAACTTCATAACTCACATCTTTACTCTTTGCAAATCCTATTATCGTATTTATCATTGTAATCTCTCTTAAGCGAAAGCGTACTCGCTCTCTAATATTAAATTAACATCTAAAGTGCCCATATCGACACCAGTTAAGTTGCCCTCAATTTCATCCATTATTGGGTATAGAGGATTTTCAGTATAAAGCTCCACGAAGGTTTCTCGGACGATCCTGTAGAGCTTTGGCATGTCAGCTAAGAGACATCCATAGCTGTCATGAATTGTTGTAATAGGGAAATCACAACGGTATGTAGTTAAAGCTAAATGCGCTGCATCTAAACTGTGGATAACATTTGGAGCCGCACCTTGTGCTTGTTTGCCCTTACTAGGTGAAACATCTTCAATAAAACATATTGCTAACTGAAGAGTATTGATATAATATCCTGTCGAGACTCTTTCGCCTTTTGGCGGGCCGTATTGAATATATACTCTTTTTACTTTGCCTTCTGTATAATTTTGTATGACTGGAAAATTTACAATTGGTACATTCCACTGTAAAAATTCCTCACGCTTCTCAGCATCTCTGCCTGCTCTTTCAAATATAGATAGTAACTGCATAGGTCTTTCTAATGATGCCTTACAGTCTTCAAATACAAGCCGGCCCATCCAAGCGCCCCACTTGTGTTCCATATTAATTAATAACTCTATACCATGTTTCTTTGCATCTAAGATTTGCTGTTCACCTAATCCATAACTACTACCGCCATCATTATCTTCAGTAAAGATCGTTAAGCTTCACCCGTAAATTTAGTTTTACTATAGATTAGATTGTAAATTCGCCATACAATTCTAATGATTTTTGTCTTACACATTCCGCAGCTTCTTCTGCAGTTTTAAATAGCCCTAAATACAATTTCTTGCCTTGATACCCAAGTCTCGCTTGAAACTTACCGTTAGGCGTTGTTAGAACACCTTTATAGCCTGTTGTATTATTTTTAGGAACTTTTGTATTAATTGAATTCTGAGATTGTGTTGCTAATCTTAAATTTTCAATCCTATTGTTTAAAGGGTCTATACCAATATGATCGATAGTTAAACCCGCTGGAATCGAACCATTATGCCATTCCCAAATAACCCTGTGAACCATGTATGTTTTCTGCTTATGTTCAAATTGCAAATATCCTGAACTATTAACAGAGCCTACGTGATTGTGTTGATTGTTACTATAAAGTCTAATTAATATACCATCTTCGTACTCGTAATATTCTTTCCAATTCATTACTTACTCCTAATAACTAAATTTACTGCTGCATATCACTATGCAGATGAGACTATCTCATCACCTCTCTAAGAGGGTGGAATGCGCTTCCCAGGGACTTCCCCAGTACATAATAGTCGTTACACCTTCATCTGAACCATATCTCCCGACAGTATTCAGTAGCTTGGCTCGGTATTGTCTATGGCGAATAGAGTTTCACCGAATTCACATTCTTTTATTTCCGCTAAGCTTAACGGAAGTGTCATTGTATTACGCTTGACAATCTTTCTTCTTTGTTTAATATCTTTAATTCTGTTCCAGAATACAGGTGCAGCATGCGCTCCTATATTCGCCCACTTCAATTTATATGCTCGAATCTGAGCTACCAATTGATTTCTTACTTCTGATTTTGGTTCTGAAGCTCCAATTCTTTTCTTAAGAGATATCAAACCATCTATAAAGTCTTCGCATTCCAAGACCATCAATGCCGGCATCTTCTCCATCTCTTGTGTAATCTTCTGCCAGACATGCACTGCTACATAAGAATACAAATCTCCGGGCAACTCTAAAGGCACCAAGTTTACATATGGCGCTGTAATCTCATCTCGCGTCAATGCGGACAGATGTTGTGAGCCATTTGTCGAACCATCGATGAAACATTCTAATTGTGATTGATACTCTAAGTACCTAGTGCCCATCGAGAGTGCATTCCTGAACTCAACACAAGCAGCTAAGAATTGCCACGGCTTATCCGCAGACATCCAGCCTTGATTCACTTTGGGAGATAGCGCGTAGGACAGTATAATCTCTTCATTATCCATAACCCAATGATACCTATCTTTCATAGGGATCTTGTCTGTCTTAGCTCCATCTTCACGTCCTGAATTGCCCGACCAGTTGCTAGCAATACTGACGCATAACCAGAAGAAACCTTCTTCACCAATTGCTTTCTTATCTTTTCTTAATAGCAAACCCTTAGCGATATCAGAACTTTGTTCATGTAGGTAAGCTGTTGTTGGATATTTACGCCCCCTAAAATCAAGATAATACATATGGTAAAATGGTATATCTATAAACTTATCTGCTATTGATAGAATAGCTTTTGTCTCCCGAAGCTTTGTTGTCTTTGCTTGCGGATTTACTTGTTCCCAAATATCTGAGAATGCATCTGTATGATTGTTTAATGCCCATTTAGCTAGTGCATATACTTCTGAATTAATACACCATGCTGTCTCTTGAGATTTATTAATTGATCCAAATATTATTGGATGTGTTTCAGGCGTGAGAAGTGTCGGTATTATCTTACTACCAGTCTTTACCAAGACAGCCCCTGTGTCATGCTTAAATGAAGTCCAGGGCGCATAAGGGGTTTCAGAAGGGAGCTTGCCCTTTCCGCCTGTCCTAGAGATACTCTCCCAGAGGCCTTGAATAGCGGCATCATCTAATATCTCTATTATATAAGTAGCATGCCCATTAGTTGCGGCACCGAGCTTAGCTTCTAACATACCCAGTTCTTGAAAACTATACAGAATAAAAGCTCCAGCTTTTGCGGCTATTGATGAATCTTTCTTTGAACCTTTTCTAATTGAATGACCAATGACTGAGATAATCTCGGCCATTAGAATTGCCTTATCAGGGCCTCTCTTAGGGCGTGTATAAAGATACACATTAGCAATTATGTCTTCAATTACTTCAGCAAGCACTATTGTCTTCAAGAATTTTAGAGGAGACTGCGGTGCGATCTCTGCTTGTATTCTTGCTTTTAGTGACTTCATCAAAAGTGTTTTCATTAGATTCCTTTTTAATACTTGTATTTAAAGCACATGAAAAAAGATATAGTAGAAACAAATTAAGTATTGGCATTTTCCCCACTATTTACTAAATGTAATGCAGTGGCCATTAAAACGACTGGCAGGGTCATTCCGAATAAGAGTGTTGCTACATATACTGTTAACGAATAATTAATTGTATTGTTCATAAGATGAAAAAAATAAGAGGTTAATCCTCCCCAACCTCCTATACACCCCGTTAGGAGCATATAGAAGGTTGAGGAGGATAGATTCTTACTTTTGAGCCCGAAGGCTCAACTCTCTTATGAATTAAAAACTTCGGATCTCTTTAAGTAAGGCATAGTCCTTTTTGTCAATATAGATCGGGTGGAGGGACCCACTTAACTCTACAATGGGATAAACTGTAATCCCATCTTCTGTGTAACTCTTTAATAAATACAAATCATCAATCTCAAACCTTTTCGCGCCAAACGCATACTCTACAGGTTTGTCTTTTCTTTCTTGAGGGAATTGGCCTCTCAATACAATCTCGCCTTTCGACTTAATAAATACTGCTTTCTTTCTAAGATTTTTCTTTATATTCTTTTCCTCTTCCTCCTTTTCTTTTACAAGAGCTTCATTTGAGCCTTTCATAAATTCTTGAAAGTCATCTGTGAAAAATAAACAAGCAATACCTACAACAATTAATAAAGGATTCATGCGAACATCACCCATATTAATAGCAGTGGAAAACCCACCAGCAGATCGAAGGCGATACTCACCAAATTGATCACTGTACCGATTGCGGAATAATTTAAAGGTATTGCTGCAAACAATAGCAAGCCTACTGCTGCTGTTGTAACAGCTACAGCTGTGGTTACTTGCAAGATCTCAGCTTCTACCTGCTTCTCTGCAGCTGTTCTTTGATCTTGAAGCTTTTCTAAAACATACGCAACTGCACCTGCTGCTAAAATTAAAGGAATCATTTTGAATCTCCAAATAAAACGTTCATTAGGTTGAATACTGCAAGACCGACTATTACACCAGCCACTACAGGATTAAGAAGTATAACTGTGCCTGCCACACTAGCAGAGGCAACCGGTGTAGCGATGGCTGTTGCGCCAACTTGTAAAGCTACACGTGAAACCACTACTGTGGCTACTTCTGCAATTACTATTGCAGGTTGTGATGCAACATACGCACCAGCTAAGTAACCAGCTGAAGCTGGAACAACCGCGTCTACTACTGTCATCAATTCACTTCTACTCATTTTGTTCACCCTTGTGTGGTTAGTGTTTCGTCCTGGATTGGACTCATCAGTATGGGATTTACCCGTATACACTTAAGCACTTTATAGACCTACTCAGGTCTTTACAGCTGTTACTTTAAAGTTTGAAACTGAATGAATACATGTCTTCTGAATCCTTACATAAGTCATGACCGCTGTGTTGGACCATCATGTAGCCTATCGCCCCAAGGTCTCTCGAGCTTACAGATGCCCGAGGCATGTCGTCGAGCACAACTGTAACGTCAGCATCATGTCTTCTACCTTTATAAACATTACCATATACTTCAGATTCACTGGTAAGAGTTAATTCTACTACTACGCTTGCGATTGTAATTGATTTCATTTGATTTACCTTTTAGTTATATTAAAGTTCGATTTTGAATGAATAAACGCCTTTTTCAGATATACGTAGAGCTGAGCCTTCATGCATCCACATTATATAGCTGGCTTCCCCTGCATCTGTTGAGCTTACTACTGCCCAAGGGCTTTGATCTGGTGGGCATATTACTGTTATTTCGGAATTGTTTCTCGTCCCTGCATAGACTTGACCTGTTACTTCAGAGTCATTAAGAAGAGTTAATTCTACTACTACACATGCGATTTTAATTGATTTCATTTGATTTACCCTTAGTTAGATTTCATTGCGGCTAACATAGCCTGTACTTTTGCCATCATATCTTCTTGGCCATTATCCATAGCTTTGATGCTTTCATCATGTGCAATTCTCATTGCTTCTAATTGTGCATCTACCTTTGCTTGTGCTTGTTCAATAGTGTTCATTGTGATTTACCTTTATAATTAAATTAAGTTAATTGGGAGTACCTTATTTGTACTTCATATAAGATACCCCCTTTTCCGCGTTTATTTTCTACCCGAACTCAGCTTAGAGTCAAGCATATATTGTGCCATCTTGTTATCGAAGTCGCTCAAATCTGGCGCCATATCTTCGTGTGTCTGCTTGATTAAAGCCAACTGATTAACCACACGAGTTTGTGCCACAAGCACATCATCATTAATCTCTGTAATGATCTGTAGCCAGTGTAGATACTCTACATAGCTCTTTGTGTAAGGTTTCATTTGTAACTCCGTTGCGATAACGGTTTCCAACCTTTAACTCTATTATATTCTTTTCTTTCGAGCAAAATATCACGAACGATTTGATAACCAAACGCCACCATAGCAAATAATATCGCATCTGCCGCCAACCCCAATCTCACAAATTCTTCTGTACTCATTTGTATTCCCCTTCTTTAGGATAACATTCTGCATAATCTGCAGCTTTAATTTGTTTTAACATATGTGACACTGTCGAACATTCTTCAATGGATCCAAACTCATAAGTATGAATCTTCGTCCCATTAGGTAAAAATAAAGCAAACACTAATATAAAGCTCATTTCTTCCAATCTCCTTCTTGGTAAGACACAATCGGATCGACATAGAGTATCAGCTTATACCAATCTTTATCTAGATGAGGTCTCAAAGCACTCCACGAAGACGCGATCTGACCGCCCCAATGAAAGGCATCCCAGTCATAAATAGTCTCCAAACCATCACGGCTTCTGGTATTAGCTGCATCTAAGAATTCAATGATTGTGTTGTAATCATCGGACTCTAACTGATCGTATGGAACTAGCGCGTGTCTGCGAATTAAACTGTCTACTAATGTGTTAATTGTTAAATGTATCATGATCTTCCTACCCATAGTTCTTTGACAACAGCGGCTAATTCTTCGGTTGTGTATACTCTTATGCACAATCCAGTGCCCCTTTTAACTACGAATGCCCTCATATTCTCAGGCATGGTGTTCACTATATTAGTACTTAAAGCGTCTGCTGTTCCCCGGCCGCCTCTGAATTTACCCTGATCATCATAAAAATGAACTAAATACGTATTCATGGTGTTTCCTTAAATTGTGAGATACCCTTATTGGTACTTCATATAAGATACCCTCTTTCCCGCAATCCTCTTTAGATAGGATTATTAGAGAGGGGATAAAGAGAGGGACTAACTACTAACGACTATAGCTTAGGGGTTAATTGGGGGGGGGAGGTCGGAAGGGTTAATTCAACGGGTTCAGACTCAGCCGTTTCACCGTGAGCCAGATTTTCACCGACAGTCACCATTGTGGAACCAGAAACCGGGGTACACGGCATTTTTAGCGGTGCCTGACCCGACAGTGATGCCCCACTTTTCCGTGCCGCAGAGTGCCAGATTTGACCCCGTCCCGCAGCCCACGAACGGCGAGGACTCCCGGAATCTCTCCAGAAACATACCCACACGCCACGCAAAATCTGACCCATTACTCTCGTATGGCCTGCGTAAAAAACGCCCCAACATTGCTGTCAGGGCGGTATACTACTGTGGATCTTTGGATGTGATACTACCGCCGCCCAAAACGGCAACTGATAACGCGAGTAAGCTATCCATTTCTTCGGGTGTCAATACCAACACTTTAAATGAACTTAAAATAGCTAATGTAGCTGAGATGATACCGAACCATGTAGATGGCTCTTTTAATCTGGATGTGATATAACTCATAATAGAATAACTCCTGGGTTTTCTGGATATTTAAAAAATGATGGTCCGGGTGCTAATACATATTTAATTTCCGGATTGGGATCTTTGATTTCGAAATTTGCAATATTAGGAGGCTCTTCTGAAACACCATCCCATTCTTGAATGAACTGCCCACCCACTCCGTCTGTGAAATATAATTTATACATAATTTTCCTTATGTTATTGAGAATGATAAAGTACCACCACCAGTACCATAGGCACGGACATAAATCGTAACCTGTTGACCGGCTGTCCAATTTTTCCCTACTTGTTCACCGTTACCGGGTTGGTTGTCAGAATCCACTTGTGTCGCAAATCCATCAAATGAAACTTGACTGTCAAATCCTGTAGCTGTAATTGTATACTGCCGAGTAACAGGTGCAGTATATGAATAAGTATACCAATTAGAGTTTGTGATACCGCTCGCTGATGTAGAGATAGGCGTGAATGTAGCCGCCGCTGCATTAGTCGTAACACTGAACGTAGTTGTAGCACCTGTGCCTCCAGCATTAACTGCATAAGCGCTGTATGATTGTGTGCTACTCGGAGATTTTCCGGAAACCTGGAATACACCATTCGGTGTAGAGCCTAGACTTGTAAATCCACCTCCAGTCGTTTCGTTCAGATAATAATAAGTCGCAGTTGCGGCACTCAATGTAATCGTATACGTATTGGCTGTTTTATTAGATATGGCGTACGATGGTGCAGCTGGAACTGCTACTGCGGGAGCAGGTGTGTCCACAACAAGGTCGGAAGACCAAGATAAGGAAGTACCACTGGCGTTACCTGCGTAACCTCTAAATATATAATGTCCTGGATATGCAATACCTATTCCTGAGAACACACCAGTACTATTAGAGCTGTATAATGTATTCACACCATTTGAAGCTTGATAATATAAGTAATAAGTAGAAGGTTCTCCGCCCGAGCCTTTAGTAAGGGTGATTGTAACACTGGTAGACGTCAGACTAGAAGCCGCCAAAGTCACGGTACCCGGAAGCGGTATGGCCGGAGTTATTCTTAATATATTAGAATAAGTTCCACTAGTCCCTGCGGCATTACCCGCGTAACTACGGAAATCATAATAATTTGGGTAAGCAATACCTATATTAGTGAATACGCCTGTAGCGTTATTTTGGAATGCAATCCATGAACTTCCATTACTATATTGCAAATAATACATAGATGGCTCGCCACCCGAGCCTTTGGTCACTGTAATATCCACACTTGTATATGTTAGATTTGAGTAACTATTTGTGGTTTGTCCTGGATTTGTCAAGACTGTAACAGTCACCGCCGGTGATGTCGCGCTCGCAGAGCTGGTCTCAGCAGGTGATTTTGCAACTACAGTTAATGCATAATTGCCCGCAGTAGCAACTGAAGTCGTGAACGAGGTAGATGTTTGATTAGTTGTACTACCGTTGAACGTAACATCATAATTAGTTGCGAGTGGAACAGCACCCCATGTAAATGATGCAGTATTCATACCACCGCTTGCGCTTGTGAAGACAGGTGTGGCCAGTGTAATTGCTGCTCTGTAAGCTCTAATAGTATAAGTCCCGGAAGAATTATGGCTAAGACTTTGAGCGTATACAATATATGTAGTACCAACCGTAGGCGTAAATGTGAGCAACGAATTTAAATTACCAGCGCCATCATCATCAGCCGAAATATATGTACCATCCTGTTTATAAAGATATAGATACGGATCTAATGAAGTGCCATCTCTCACCATTGTTATGTAATGTGTTACGCCATATCCGGGTGTGAAAGAATAGAAATTAGTCGTGGCATTAGTATTTATATTGCCTGCTATGGCTGCGGCACCTATCGTCAATGCTGTTGCAGTTTGAGCCACGCCAATAATGCTTGTACTTACAGGACTATAACCTGATTGGGCAGCAGTCAAATCGAAAGTATGAGCACCCGAGATTCCTGAATACGTTACGGGACTCGTAACATTTACTTTTGTGTTGCCATCTATTGCACCTGTGTATGTAACGCCCGATGCAGCGGTCCAACTGAATGTAATTGCATTAAATCCACCTGTTGCTGTTAACCCTGCTGGTACAGCCAATTGCGAGAATGATGTTCCACTGACGGGACTACTGACAGGGGAGTTTGCATAACCCGTGGCTGTAGCATAAACTACCATTGAAACCGAAGTGGCGTATGTAACGGCTTTGTTAACAGTAGTTGATGCGCCCGAGGCTAGTGAAACAGAAGTATAGCTTGTTCCGCTATTCGTACTATAGTAGGCGGTCACAGCAAAGGAACTGTTATTAGTTATTACAAATCTAACATTTAAGTGTTCTCCGTATGCAACTATACTCGGAATAGAAACGCCTCTAGATTTGCCCCATCCATCACTCATTGATATTGTACCTGATGCTTTTCCAAATAAAGCTCTAACAGCCGTATCATTCATACTGATAGTAATATTACTTGTAAAGCTTAATTCAGTATTAACTTGCGATAATGAGATACTATTTGGAGAGACGGGTAATGTCATTTCGTAACTCCTCTATTTGAACTTGTTGTTCTTTAATAGCTTCAATTAATAATGGAATGATTTTTACATAATTGACTGCTAATACGCCATCTGATCTTTCAAGCACTGCTTCCGGTAATACTGCCTCTATTTCCTGAGCAATAACACCTACATCATGTTCTTTGAATAAATCTTTATCTTGCTTATCATAATATGATTTGATCCATTTAAATGTATTGCCGGATAGCTTTTGTAATTTAGATAAGGCATTCTGAATAGGTTTAATATCTTCTTTAATGCGTTTATCTGAACCATCATAAGCTGTTATATTACCTGAAACAGAAATACTGCCTGTCAACTTGAAATCACCGATAGCTTGTATTGCGTATGTGCTGTTAAAAAATAATAATTCGAGCGAGTTAAATGAAAATAAGCACTTAGCGCCTGTAGTCTTTATGGCATAATTTACATCGCATAAAACAACGTCTCTTTGAGAAGTGCTAGTGTAATATGTAAACTTACCCGCTCCTACAGAATTGGGCGGGTCATTATGGTCATAAGTTAATGTGGCATCAACGTAACCTCCACCAGGTACTGTCATATAACTTGACACACCCATTCGCGCATTGACTGTTCCGTCACCTGTACCTGAATATCTTCCAAAAGTTCCTAGAGTTACTTCCAAACCTCCATCTAACCCCAGACTATTACTAAAACGAGAACCCGTTGTAAGTGCGGTTATCCATTGGCCGTTAGGGAATACTGTACTTACTGGCGGAAGCAACACATCTAGACCTATGCTCTTTGTGTTAGTTCTTGATATAGACGTAGACGCTGCAAGGTTAGCATAGAATAGAGATTCCCAGCTACCCTCTCCTGTATCACCCATCGAAGTTACAATACCGTTCAGTAAGCTGGCATTAGCACTATATGTTCTAAATTCATTTGAATTAGCTTCATTAATAGATAGTCTTTGTCCGGATGTCGTATTAGAATATAAGCTACCTGTTTTAAGAGTAAATGCATCTAACGTATCTACTTTGAAATAACTAAGGTATGGTGTCCCCCAAGTAATATAACCCGAAATAGCATTCTTGATGCCATCACATTGATACTGCTTATACCCCGGAGTAACACTTTGAGTCGTTGTGTACCATGTAGCTGGAGGGTATGTTGTTCCGTTGTCGGGTGCACCAAGATCCGCTGTACTTGTGGTGACTACCCTATATATTCTTACAGACGAGTCGCCTGTATCTCCTTTTATACTTACACCGTCAACGCCTTTCTCACCTTTTATCTTTACTATATTAGTTGTATTTGTTCCATCTTTATTTATAGTTGTGCGAAGATATACATCATTAGTAGTTGCAACATCATGCCAGCTTGAGCTATCTACACTAAATTCAAATTTAGTTGTGGTGTTGGACGTCAACTGTGTTGGTGTTGACCAAGCCGATTCTTGGTTATCACTAGTGAATTTCCTGACTGACATCCAAACAGGATAATTATTTGTATCATTGGCAGGTATCCCATCAGCCCAGCCTGAAGGCACAGGAGCGCTAAATGTACCGCCTGTAGGCGCAGTAGGTTGTGTTTGATATCTTTTGAACACATTGCTCACAAACGCTAATGAAGGCGCTTGAGAATAAGGGATTACAATCGTATCCGTCACTCTAAGGTTAGTTCCATTAGTTACATATACAGTCACAGTTAATTCATTGTCAAATGTATTTATTGTCAATGAATTGCCGGTTTGGGTTTTAATAACGCCATTAACAATCCATTTGTGAACGCCTGCAGTGACACTTGTAGTAAAAGTTATTGTAGTTGGTGCTAATACACCGGCTTCGTCTTTGACAAGTTCAGAAGCACTTGCTGTAATAATTGATGATTTTGTTTCAGTTAAATATACTGAATCGCTTTCAGTTATATCTGAGTACTCTCCATTGGCTCTATACCCTCGTACTGCAAATACAGTATTTTGCAAAGGTAAGTCAGGAATATCATAACTAGTCGTCTTAATATCCGATGCTAATAATTCATAGTAAACTTCTGTTGGTGTATATTTTAAATAGTAGACACTATACGAAACAATCGTACTATCTACATTTGACCATCTTAACGTACCTAACATTAAATACCTCCCGCTAATGTAAATACTGGTTTCCCTGGTGCAATAGGCATTACGCTTGTCACAGGCAAGTTGACAGTTGATGCAAGAAATTCATCAATACTTGTATTCATAATAGGCGCATACACTGCACTGACTTTGCAGATATTATTCAAATCTAAATCGACTTGTAGTATTCTCAAGCGTAAGGGCGCAGTAGTATTCAATGTATCACTATCAAGTGTTATAATATCACCTGGTTCTAATAAATTATTTTTAGCAATATAACTAAATGTTATGGCAAAAGTACTTCTACTCTTCTCCACTGTGTATTTGGCCAGTAGTGCAGCTTGGTAATAATTTGTGATACCAGAAGAATTTACTTCTGTTGAAGACAGTATCTGACCGTCTGCCGCTAACAAACTATTATACATACCTGTGTTAGTGGGTACGGCTAGGAAGTCACTATAAGTCTGATCAGTGGTGGTCCAAATCTGAACTCCACTATTCTGCTTAACTAACACACCCGCGATACCTTTGCTTGCGGCACCCGTAATATTTAATGTAATTGAATACCTACCAGAAGTTAAATTTACAGCTGTTGATGGGTTGTATAAGAAATTACTGGCACGACTATTTATCAACTGTATATTTGTTTCCAAATTAGTTAATATAATATCAAAAGCGGAACCTCCGGCAGCAACTTTTAAGAAGTAATTACCAGCATTCGCAGCTGTTATATATAATTTAAAAGTGAAAATATACCCGGCGGATTCGCCTGACCATATAGCATAATTATTCAATAGAGTAGGTCCAACATTGGCACCATTATTTTCATCACCCCAGTTTGTCTTTGTCGATCTACTGTATGTAAACGGACCTACACCTCTGTATGGCGCAGAATCAGTTATCTTGGGCGGCCATGAAACTTTCTCTTCGGCAAATTCTGATGATTCATTTTTAAAAGTAACTGTACAGTAATTATATTTACTTGAAGATGGTGTATAAGTTCTTTCTATTTCTTGTGATAAGATTAAATCTTCATCAGTAATTGTAAGACCTGTAGTATTGTCCATTAGTAACTTATACTTACCGCCTGACCATATTAAAGAAGCTTCAGGCATAGATAACAGAATTGATTTGATATTTTCTGAGATAGATTTAGAAGTATCCAAAACAATATTACATTCGTATTTCTTTAGTGGAGCAGTATTAGATGGCGGGGTCACGCCTGTCGAAGTGGGGTTGTAAAACTTACCTGTACGCGCGTACTTAACTTTATCCCCTGTTGCAATAACAACATCACAACTTTCAGCAGTGTTTTTAAAAGATAGTAAATCGATCATATCTTCTGTTATACGAAGAGAATTATCAATAGTGCCAACATCTAATAAATAGTCTAACAAAACCCATGCAGGATTGTTTGAATACTCACGTGTCGAAAGTAATGTGGTATTCGCTGTGTTTAAAGCTGTACGTATCTTCTTCCCTTCAATCATAAATTTAATATCGGGGACTTTGGAGAATTGTGGATTTACGGCGTCTATTTTAAATACGCAGGAAGCGTAAGCTATCCCTGTAAATAATGCCGTATTCCTACTTGGCTGATTTTGAGACATTACTGTATCAGCACCGCCATTCATATGTGTGTCTATTCTTAGAGCTGCTTGTGTAGATCTATTTACATCCCACTTCTTATACTCATGGTTGCCTAAGGCTGGTGAAGATAAGTATTGGTCATCAACAATACATTCAATAACGCGATTAATTTCGCCTTTAGCGATCGTATATTGAGCATATAATAAATCAGAGGAATCAGTAGCAGGATACGTGTGGTCCAACTTCAAAGCCGTCTGAGCCGGGATTATTAAAGTCTGCTGTATCAGCGGTGCCGTAGCGTCCACTGGATCTTGTTTAGTAATTATAATACTAGATTCCGGTATGGCTGATGGACCGGCATGGAACTCCTGCTGACCGTTGGCTGAACCGCTGGTCATATTAAATTTCTTGTTCGTATCAGCAAAGACCAACTGCCCATTTACCAAACCTCTCCCGTATACTACAGGTAGATACCCCGTGCTTGTTTTTAATTCTGTTCGTATTCCTGTTGTAGATATATTTTCAGGTGTGTCGGGTTTATTGAACTCTTCCCATATTGCCCACCCTACTAAACCTACCTTTACAATATCGGATAATGTTATACTCATTTCTTACCCCAATTTAATAATACTTTGGATGTATCGTCTTGTGCTTTCTCAAAACACGTATCTCCAGTTGCGGGTGGATAGTCTTTGTGTACGTGCCAACCTGCTATAGTGTCCAAAACATACATGGGACTGGAACAAGACACCTTGATTATAGACTCACCAATAGCATCTGTTTTTAATAATGAATTCAATTGCGAGATAACACCCTTATACGCTATTAAAGAATTATAACCGGCACTTGTTCTGTACACATTCTTAACAGTAACTGCCTGACCGTTGGTTAATGATGTTACATTTACATTTGTTAATACAAGCTCGTATGTCACTTGCTTAATATCTGAGATGACAATAGGTGATACTGAAATTAATCTATCATCGGATAAATATGTCACTCCATCAACTATCTCATCTTTATAACTAGATGTTGTATTGATACTACCTATTGTAGCAACTACAAACATGTCTTCTATATTCCCTGTTACAAATGTTCTCATAAAGCCTCAATCAGTTTAACCTGCCCTGTAGACATCATGATACCGTCACTGTATACCATTCCTGAAATAACATCAGTATCGTATTTAACTTTCATTTTTACATCTCTGAAATTTACAGAGGTATCTTCTATCGTTGGAAGTCTTAATTCTGGAAAAATATTTAATACAGTTGTGTGACTCATCACCATATATACTTTGGGATCAACACCTATCGTTATAAAAGTACCCGAAGGTAATTTAATAAGCATGTCAGTAAATATGGACAGTGAAGTTGAACCTGCCGTATTAACAGCCACTGTTAGTTTCTTATTTAAAGCTATTTCTTCTAATTTTAATTGTGCCCCATAGTTCTGAGGCATTGTTATATTAAATCCTTCGGAAGACCCTTTGGTTACTAAGTGTACAAATAGCTCATTAGCAGTCTCAACGAGGGGTGCTAGATTGGTATCCAGTTCCCATCGTTGAGCATTACGTTTTATTGCGACCCTAGATAACGCAAGGGTATCCGAACTGAATACTGGTTGATTGCTTTTTACAGTTAATGGAGCTGTAAATGTCGCAATCTGAGTATTTGTATCGTTCAGGATACCGTATGTCATTTTAACCTCTATAGTTACGTTCACGATTGTACTGATTCACACCCGCCGCAATCTGCGGTAGCATTTGTGAGATCTCAGCACGTGTTTGGCGAGAAATATCGCCTGTTATATTCATATTGATGACACTGTTATTGGTCACCGAATTGGCCCCGTCAGCAGATTTAGAAGCTGTTGGTATCGCCATTATTGGAGAAGCCGCAGATGAAATAGTTGCACCTGAATTGATTGCCTCAAGTAACTCTCTGTTTCGTGATGTTGCCGCTGCATTAATAACGTATTCACCATTAGATAACATCGTCGGAATTGAATCAGAAGTTCCTGTACCCGCCCCTGTTATTAAACCACCTGTTGCGGCACCAAGCCCAAAGTTACCACCAATCGTTATACCATAAATAGTATCTTGTACTCTTTTGCCATTATCGTCAATATAGTCGACTTGTTGGATTGATGGCGCAAAATGTAAATCTTTAAAAGCAAGACCTAACGAGTCCCAAGCTGTTTTAGGAATTTGTACTTTACTCAATCCAATCTTACCAGATTCAGATATAATTAACTTAGTCCAATCAACAGGAGCTAGCTGAGTCGCCAGTGTACCAAAGGCATTGAAGTCACCTGCCAAAGCAGATTTGGTTGTTCCAAAACCTTTTTCAGGGGTATACTTGCCCTGAGAGCCAAGGAAGTTACTGGGAATTATTTCTATATCGGTCATAGGGCCAATATCAACAGAGGCTTCGCCTTTTGATAATGGTGTTATTTTCTCTCCAAAGATATTTGAAAAGTCACCTTTTAATATTTTAGAAATACTGGAATACAAACTACCCATGTGCTCTCTTAAATACAACCAAGCACTTGTGCTACCTGTGGAAATAAGATTTTGAAGACCACTTAACGCTTTACCGCCGCTGGTTTTATCATCTATTTTAAATCCAGGAACATTAAGATTATCAGTGGCCGTATTAACAACATCAACCCAAGTCTTTCCTTTATCAAAACTGAGTTGCTCACCTTTCTGAATCACAGTAAGATTCTGAGATTCTGCAGGCATAGCTGAGTCTAATTTAAAACCTAATAATTCATTAACATTAACACCACTTTTAGCCAAGTTATCAATATTTGTTTTATTAGCTATATTAGTTTTAATCTTTTGAACTGACTCCCCCAGCACATCTTTAGTGGCACCGAATAAACTATCGGGAGTGGCTACTGCACCTAAGCTTGGTTGCCATGAGATGCCTTTATCGTTACTGATCAACTGATCGGCTAATAAAGCTTGTGTGGCTTCCGAAGTCTTCTTATCATTGTAATCATAAGAACCAAAACCATCCGACATCCAGCTGCCAACATCCATTGCTCCGCCGGCCAATAATGATTTGAATTCATTAGGAGGAATTGTAATTCCATTATAAGATAATGCTTTTGTGGTATCCAAAATGCCTTGAATATTCTTTCCCACCATTTGATCTTGTAATAATTTGGAAGATGTTGCTAAGAGCTTATTGTATTCACCTTCGGCTGCCTTACTGCCATAAGTTTTACCCAATGCCCATGCCGTAAAATCTGGTCCGGAGGCTAAAGTCTCTGCCGTTATTTTGCTTGGATTTTCTACTGATGCCTGGAACTTTTCATTGAAACCACCCATTGGAGTATTAGCAGGTATTTTTCGAAGACCATAGTAACCCTTACCTGCCGCTGAAGTAGTGTTAACATAATAATCAGGGGCAGGAATCAAGCCCTCTTTATACATTTTATTAACTTGTTGGTTATGTAAACCAAATTCTATTTGCATCGGCGAGAGTGCATCAAATCCACTACTGGTTGGCGGTCCAAGAATATAATCATAAAATTCCGCTAAATCCTTAGGTATACTACTAATTATAGATCCTTTCGGTGCACTCTTTTCGCCTTGCTTATACTCAGCAGACGTATTCCATACCTTACCCCCTTCAAATACACCATTTAAGTACGGACTCGTATATCCAAAAGGCTTATCAACAGAGATGGGTTTATAATTTAAATTAGGAAATAAAGATTTACCGTCAGTATTCTTAATATTTAAAAATGCTTCTTTTAATTTATCTGAATCATAATTAGCACTGCCTTTTATTTTAGTAATATATGCGTCTAGATCATTAAGATCTTTAACGCTACCTGTAGGGTACTCTCCAGATCTCATAGCATCGAGAACAGGTGCATACTGACGTGTCATATCTGCAGGTACAATATACTCACCATTAGATAGCATGACAGGAATCGAATCAGATGTTCCAGTACCTTGACCACGTAGCACACCTGCAGCACTTTTCAGAAATCCCGTAGCAGAACCACCGGTACCGGCCATACCGCCCTCTTTCTGGCCAAACAGCATATCACCAATACCCTGTGTAACGCCCGTGATAAACTTCCAAACGCTAGTACCTACTTTTCCTGTAATGCCTGACCAGTCAATATTAGTATTTGCAAGTGCTGTAATACCGTTGTCAATCCAACCCCAAAGTGTTTTACCAACATCTAAAATACCGTTTCCGCTGGCTTTTATAATATCTAATGACGTTTCACCAATTGATTTAAAATTAATAACTTCAGACCAATTTATTTTTGCTAATTGCTCTCCAATGAACGCAAAAGGTTTTAGTATAGTTGCGGAAATCCCTTTTATATTCTCTATTGAAATATAATCAGAGAATGGAATTTTCATTATTTGAGAGCCAATCCATGTGAATGGTTTTATTATATTTTTACCAATTGCTGCGGCTGTGTCTAAAGATAAATATTGACCCGGATCCATTGCAGCCACTTTACTGGCTATCCATGTAAATGGTGTCAAAAGAGTCTTAAAGCCCTTGCCAACAGTTTCTATACTAAAGAATTTACTATAATCAACACCCTTAAGTGTTTCGTACATATATGCGAAAGGCTTTAATACAATTGCCCCGCCTACAGCTTCCATATTGTCAACAGTAAATACACCTGTTACGCCTTTCCATGCTTCTCCAATCAAGTTGCCTGCAGAATCTGTCCAACCGTTGAAGGTTGCAGAGATAGTATCTAGGTTGATGCCTTTTAAAGTACCTTTTACGGCTTTCCAGCCTTCCCCAATTAAATTCCCAGCATCATCATACCACTCGGAAATTGTTGCTACAACAAAATCTTTAGCAAGTTTCACTTTCCCTACAAGACCATTCCAAACATCGCCAATAGCATTCCCGGCTGAATCGACCCATTTAGATATTGTAGCCGTTACAGAGGGTGCATTGCCCGAATTCACCGTGCCCGTGACTGATTGATTACCACCGCCCATCCAAGTCACAACGGCAGACATTGAAGGTAGATTGCTTGAAATTATTCCTGCAACATTGACGACACCATCCCAGACAAAGTTACCTGCTTTGTTTAATAATGCAGCTGTTTTATCGTAAACATTTATAACACCGCTCCATACCCATTTGCCAGTATCTGCAAAGAATTTTCCCACTTCTTTGGCTACATCTATAACGCCTGTGCCGATACTTGTTGTAGTATCATTATACATATTAGCAATTTGCTGCCACAGACTTGTGCCGATTCCCGCAGACATACTCAAATCATCACTTGCTCTCGTTAAGTCTTTAGCGGAGTCTATTAAGTCCTCGCCACCGATGACAGTTACGTCTGTCTGAATTGGTGTAGATAATACGGGCGCATTTGAGAAGATAGGTGCTTGATTACTGAATGCGTTGGTGTTACCCAATAGACCGCCTTTAGCAAATTTGGGCATCTTATCTTGATTGATCGCATCAATCAGAGTACCATATTTGGCGGTAGATTTAGCATTGATAACGAATTCACCGTTAGACAATCTTGCCATGATAGAATCGGATGTACCAGTTCCAGGACCAGATATCGGCCCGCCTTCAGCTTTGCCACCAAAGAAGTTACCGACATCTTCTCGGAAGAAAGTGCCGACATCGCCAAAGAACCCACTAGTGGCTTTAGAAGCAGTAGGAACGCCAGGGATAGCGTTTAAGCCTTTCCCGAACATATTAAAGATGCCTTCGCCAAGACCCGATGCCATATTCTCAATGGCACCACCTTTGCCCATGCCTAATGAATTAGTTATCCCTGTAGAGAAAGAGTTAATAGTAGAATCAATTAAATTCTGTTTCAGCTTTCCTGCAAATGTTTGGAATACTGACTCACCCTTATTTTTCTCGCCATGCATCAAACCTTTTAGCGCATCGTTGAAACCACCAGTTAACCCGGTTGCGAATGACATGCCAACATCTTTAGCAACCTTTGCTGCAGCCATTGCTTTATCACCCATCTCCGAAATCTTATCACCGAGATCCAGGATCTTAAGTGAAGACTCGGTAGTAGATTTTCCAGCCTTAGCATCGGCTGCCATTTGATACTCTAAGTTAGCTTTCTCGTGTACCATTTTTGAAGCACTAGCTTTCTCTTCATTAGAGAGAAGTCCGATATTTTCGGCGCTCATTCCACTATATGTTTGTAAGAATGCTGTTACGTTACCAGAAGCAGCTTCTTCAAACTTTTGCATCTCTGCTAAAGTGGTAGGTAGTGTACTTGCAGCCAAGCCTTTATTGGTACCTTCAATACCTGCAGCTATATTCAGCTTATCTTGAACTGATTGTTTTGTGGGTTGCCCTGTATTGATTGCAGCACTCAAATTCAGCTTATCTTGAGCTATCTTAGCAGCTACTGATAATGCATAATTTTTAAGTTCTTCTGACATGGCATTAAATGCATCTTCAGTATAACCAGCCTCTAATATCATAGCTTTACGTTTTTGAAAACCTGTTACATCTTTGGTTTCCGCCAACGTCATGTCTGCTCTGTTTAGTGAAGCTTGATTTGTTCCAGCAGCTTTAACATTATTTAACCAGATTTCGAAAGATGAAGCAACTTCTGAACTGACAGTATTAACCTTCTGTGCAATATTGGGGAGTGTAGTCGATACGGCTTTTTCTGTTGCTGGTTGCGCAACACTAACTTTGTCAGCGATACTGATTCCTGGTTTAGCAGCCAAGATGCTACGTATATCCCAACCGCCTTCTTGCTCCGCAATCCCGATAGCCATTTGCTCATTAAGCTTTGGCTCTGCAAAATTAACCTTATCAGCAATACCAATCCCTATTTTGGAAGCTAAAGTTGCTGCATAAAGCACTGGATCATTGTGGTCACTCTTAGGTGCAAACTTAGCCGTAAATGCAGATAGCGTGTCTATACCGTGTCGCGTAGTATACCACCCAATTTGCTTTTTTAATTTTTCAACACCAGCTTCTATAGAGTCAAACTTTTGAAAACCTGGAGTACCGTCATAATTTTTGAGATTACCTACATTGCCACTGGCAGGGAATGGTTTACCTGCGCCAATCTTACTTGTTGAATCTGTAGCAGTAGCAGTGGTAGTAGGCGCACCAGTAACCGCATTCTTAAACTCTTCTACACTACTTTTAAATGTTTCATTAGATGTAGCAAACATTTCAAATGGTGTTGTAGCAGGTTTTAATTTGTCAGCTATATTAAGCTTGGCAAACTCGTCGCTGAATCTAGACTGCATACCGATAAGAATCTCATTTACAGGCATTCCTTGCTTTACGCTAGATGTTGCAAATTGATACATATCCCCTGACATTGAATTCAACTTCTGCAATTCTTCAGAGAAACGAATTGTCTCTGCACTACTTTGCAAAGCAGCTTTATCACCGGCAGACATTGCTGCATACTGTGTAGATGTGATGGACAGATCAGGTAATGCAGATTTAATCTTATCGAAAGTAGAAGTAAACCCATCCGTCAAAGTTTCTCTTAATCTGGTTTTCATATCACCAAAGAAACCTAAGAAAGACGCATGAGATTTTAAATTCTCAAAGCTGGCAGCTAATGCTTCAGTTGCAGGAGTCATATCAGACTCTTTCATAGCTTCTTCTAACGCCGATTTATACTGAGTAGCTGTTGTTGATAGTTGTGACCAAAGTTTAGAAGGCAATCCAGCTAACACTGCTGTTGATAAGTTAATACCATAAGCTTCATTAACAGTAGAAATTTTCGTTGTAAGGTCGGCTAAACTTGCTTTGATTGCATCTCTGCGTTTCTCAGCGTCAGCTAATTGAGTATTCAAAGATTTTAATTGAATAGGATCTTTGTTAGCTAACTTAATATCAGACTGTAGTTTAAAGATGTTTGCATCAATAGAGTTGATTTCACTGATTAGCTCAGTACTTACTCTTTTAAACTTACGAGGAGCATCTAATCCAAACTCAGGGAATGCAATATCTCTGTGCGCTATTGCGGCTTCAGCTTTGTCAAGTTCTTTTTCTAAAGCAGGTAACCATTCGGATTGAACTAAACCGCTATCGCCAGCTTTAACCATTTCGATTGCATCTTTTAGTCCTGAGATCTTTTTGATTGCAGCATCAGCCGAACCTTTGCCATAGTCTTCAAATACTTTAGCATAATCAAAACCAGCCCTTCCTAATTCAGCAGCAGATTGCTTAATAGATGCAAAAGGATCTGCACCGATTAATCTGTTAGTCATGACTCCAATGTCCGTTTCCATCTCTTGGATATGCGCTATTGCAAACTCACGCTGATTAACTAATTCGTTAAAGTGCTCTTGAGCTTCGGAATTTTCCCGTAAGATTCTGATATCCTCAGCCGAACCCGTCATCGAAGGTCTTGCTTTCAATGTCGGTAAAGGAATTGGCGTATCAATTAGTGCTCTTGCAGCCTTCGCTTTTATCAGATATGTATCTAAATCTCTTAAGCTTGCACCTATTTCTACATTAAATTGCTTAGGTATAATAGGAACTGCTAACGGCTTAATATTTGGTGTCAAGCCCTCGGAAACAAGAGGACTGATTGGGATAATCGGTGAGAGCTCCTGTTGGAAAGGGTCTCCTACAGGTCTAATCATTTGAAAAGGATTGGTCGAGAGTCGAGGGCCTTTTGCATTAGGCGGAAGCGGTTTTGTCAAATACGGCGTGGCATTTACCATTGCCCCCATGCTTTGTTTTGAAAGCTCTAACCTTAAATTATTATCGACATATTTAAGAGCTTCTACATTTTTAAGACCAAACGCTTCTGCATTTTTAACAACTGTTGATGATGCATTTACATAAGCATCTGCAGCAACATCCTGTGCCATCTGAGCTTGTTTACCAATAATAGATAACTGAGCGATAATTCTATTTCTCTCTTCAGCACTCCCTATTTTATCTAATTGATCCTTCAATCTTTTTGCTTCAAGACCTAAATCCTTCATACGCGCTAAAGCTATATTACCTTCAGATTCAGGTAACAGATCATCAGCTTTAATTGTTACATTAGCGTCTTTAAGATTGCCGATTAGAGAACTAACCATTGTTTGATACAAATCGCTCTTTTCTAAACTTGCTTTAAGTTCTGCACCGCGTGCCACAAGTGCTTTTAACACCTGTTCAGCTTTCGTTAAATTCGCTGCATCGAGAATTGTCTGAGGATTATTTTTACCAAAGAATGTATCATTGAGTAAATTGGTTACAGTCTTCCCGCTTAAATCATGACTGACTTTTTCAGTAAAGTCCACTAAGTCATCGCTGGCTACTGAAAGGCTTGTTTTAATTGCGTCGTCTAGACCGGTTACATTACTTAGTGCTAGCGCGTCTTCTTCTAATTTCTTGAACGATAAGATACGCGCCTTAACCCCTTCTTGTGCCGGTGTTAAAAATGCGCCAGATTTGCTAACGTCGTCAGGTTTAATACGTGCAACATTTCCCATTTCAGTAGGGAGTGTTAATGCCTTGAATGCATCCTGAGCATTCATTCTTCCTCTAAATTTATTCATTTCGAAGCTACTAAAGAAATCGACGCCTTTTTGAATATCAAATTTAGATGCCCTCGTCGCGGCTGCAGCATTCTTATTTAATATCTCAACTGCTTTCTCTGCATCTTTTTGTAGATTAGAAGTATCACCATATGAACTGCCACGTTCTTTAGCAGTCTCTAATGCATCAAATGCTTTCTTAGCTTCTTCTATAGATTTAGTATATTTTTCATAAATACGTGGATCTTGGATATTGCTTTCTTTGATTTTGGTTGCATCATACTGTAACTTTAAACCGTGCTCTCTAGCTAAAGTAACTTCTCTCGCAAGCATTCCAGATTTAACATCTTTAACTTCTGAGTGAATACCAATGATCTTTTTGACCCAATCATAAACCTCTATCAAGGAGTCGACTAGACTGCCTGTACTACCCATTAAGAAGGATGCTAGCAGACCGCCTGCCAGTATTGCGCCGCCGAATGTAGCAAAGACTGCCGGCCCGATAAGTGCTGACAAGGACATTAACCAGCCTGTTACCATCGGAATAAGCATCATACTGAACATAGAAGCTAAGCCTGCGCCGATACCTGCACCGACTTCTCCGCCAAATTTGTTACCGATTGCAGCACCGCCTACAGCGGCTAGCCCCATTACAGCAGTACCTGCGCCCACACCCGCAAAACCTTTTGCCAGTGAGCCAGACATACCAATGTTTGCTCTATTTGGATTCGCTTGATAATAGCCTAAGTAACCTTCTCTTGTTCTAGGGAAAGCATCCATTCCAGGCATTGTGCGATACTCTTTACCTCTTTGAGCACCCGTTAGCGAATCATATCTTTTAAGAACGTCTTCTTTGAGGATCTTATCACGAACTATTTGTGGAGTTACATGATCAGCAAGTTTCGCTCCAGGTGGTAATAAACCGCCTGCAACTTTAGCATTGAATGCAGCGGTTGCTTCTTGTGTTACAGCTGCCACTCTTGATTGACTTCTTTTCAAAGCAGTTGTCATTAACGCAGGAACACCCAGTCCAACAACCCAAGAAGCTACATCGATAGTTTTACCGAAAGATTCAAAAGAACCCATGAAAGCTCTGGCATGATTTTTACCGGCTGCTTTTGATTCGTCTGTATCTTGTAAGAATGGAATTTTTAATACAATACCAACTGCGAGAGTTGCAAATAAAGCTTTCCAATTCCATAAGAATTTAGTCATTGACATTAAGCCAGCTAATACTTTACCCATTAAACTTAATCTAAAGGTTAAGCCATTTACACCAGTAATTGCGGCTGCAAGGTCACCAATCCAACGTCCTAAGAATTTGCCTGGAAGCGATTGCATAACACCTGCGGCACGCCCCATTGCCCACAACTCTTGTGTCATTAATCTTAATTTAGGTACAAAGTTTGCAACACCCCCATTAGCTAATTCTTTCCCTTTCTGTTGAACCACTTCAAGAGTCTTGAGCAGGTTCGGATACATCATGGTGCCTTTTTGTAAAGCAGTCGGCGGTCCCATGAATGTAGCTGAAGGTGGCTGTAACTTTTGTATTAAATTCTCAAACCGAGAAGGTTTAAGTGCTGCCGAACGACCTCTTGCTGCATCCGCATTTAAAGCTGAAATAGCTGCTCTGTCTGCTAATACCTGTTTAATCTTGCTGGACGCGCCGGAAGCTATTGGTCCAAAAACTTCTGACAACTTAGTTGCAATACCGGCGACCAAAGGTGACATTTGTTTTAATGTAAGAAATAATTCTCTGACAATAATCCCCAAGTAACTCTTCATATTTAAACCAAGAGCACCTGCACCCGAAGACGCGGCAACACCTTGGAAAGCCATGAGTTGATTACCTAAGCCACTCAATAAGACCATAAAGAGACGCATAGGGCTTGCTAATGTTAGTAACTTAGCCAGCGGCACAACGAAAGCGGCAAATGCTGCAGCAACTGCAGTAATACCAAGGAATAAAGATTGACTTGGAGATAGATTCTCCCAGAAACTTTTAAGACCATTCGGTAGTGCGCCTAAAGCTGTTTCTTTTATATTTAAAATTCCAGATCTAACTCTTTCAGAAACATTATCATAAGCATACGCTGTCTTGTTAACAATCTCTTGTAAAACAGTTGTTCCTTCAGTTTTCCCAATAAAAGGAATATTAGCTGAGAGACGCGGTATTGGCATTCTTTGATACGTACGAGTCCCGCCTGTTTTTGCAACTTCAGCTACTTCTTGTTTTTGCTGGATACCTTGGTAAACATCACCACCCATTAAATCTGGTGTCTCGGTACTTGCGCTTGCAGTATTAGAGTAGATTAAAGCAGCGGCAACCAATGTAGCAATTAATCTTCCAGGGGTTATCACACTTGTTAAAGCACTAACAACACCAGGTGCAACTAACATTGCTCTGGCTTTTACCCATACAAAGAATGATTCAAAAGAATTGTAAGCCATCCCTAACGCTGTTGCTGGAATACCTGTAGGACCAAATAAGAATCTGGACATAAACGAAGTAGTTCCCACGGGTGTCAATGCTGTAGTAAACCTTTCTCTTAATCCACTAAATACACCGGCTAGTATTGAAGGATCTCTAATCATACTTCCAAGAGTCCCAAACATACGTGCCAAATTACCACGTATAGTGTTATCTGGAATTAACGTGCTTAATGAATTCAATACAGGTCTAATAACAGACTCATTAATACGTGAGATACCTTCCGGTCCCATTAATGCTAAGGCAATCAAACCGCCTTGCATATACGCATGCCCTAGTGGGCTGTCATAAAAGACTTGATCAAACATTCCTAATTGATCGGCCATGAGGCCTACCATTGCACCAGAACTTACAGCATTACCGGGACTAAAGAAAGATGAAGAAGCTCTGCTAGCGGCAGATTGTGGACGTGCTTGATAACCCATACCAGGAGGTAACGGCGGTCCCATTCCCACATTAGATGGATTGGACATTAAGCGTGTCATATTATGACCAGCTACAGCTGTGTTAGCTAATGTGCCTGAGAAGAATGACCCTACTGCGCCTGCAATTTTAAAGACTCTCGAGATTTGTTTCTCAAAGATACCTAATGTGGATAACATTTTAAGCGCAGGGCCTCCGAAGAGTAATGCACCTAATAAACCACCAGCTGTACTGAATTGGAATAAATCTAGAATACCATATACGATACTGGCAACAGTTCCAACAATCGGAATGCTCTTTAAAAAGCCTTCGATAGCTCCGCCAATAAAGCCTAAGAGATTCGAGATAATACCTGGCAGATCCGCTAGCAACCCGAGAAGAACTGTTCCAGCGACATTACCTGCAACTTTACCAGCTTCAACTGCAAAGCTAACACCAAATCTTAAATCAGCAAATACATTTGCAAAAGCCATACCAGCTAGTAAAGCCGCTCGTAAGAACACTCCACCAAGAAGAGATGTTATTCTGTTCTCTGGTAATAGTAAACTAACGAAAGCTAACCCGAACACATTTGCAAAAGCTTTTAAAGCATGCTGTAATTCTTCTGGTAACTTATCAAATAGCCCGCCAACAAAATCCTTTGCAATAGTGAAAGCTTTCTTAAAGTTACCTGTAGAGATATTAATTACGAAATCACTTTTCAATACATCAGCTACAACACTCTTGATCTTTGCAAAACTCTTAGCAACACCATCACCGATATCTGAGAGGATATTAGCTGCCATTGGCGAAATAGTTCTGATTGAACCCAGCATCTTTTGCAAATTGGTTGTTATATCTACATTTGAAATTCTATCAAAGATATTAACAATGACTTTATAAACGCCTTCAAAGACTCTGATAACATTGCCGGCAAATTGTTTCAAACCGCCATCAGTATTATTTTTCAAATTCTTAGATGTATCAACTACAGTCTCAACCGTATCTGTCCACCATGAATTACCAATTACAGCGTCATATATCTTAAAGAATACTTCGATTACATTCTTACCGAAATCAGCAATTGCTTCAAATGCGCTTTCTAGTTTACGAGTCTTTGCTTCAACACCATCAAATATTTTATTTATACTGTTGGCTAAATCTTTAACAGAGAAACTAATGTTAGTAGCCGCTTCAATCCCTTTGAATTTTTCACGAATATTACGCGCAAAGCTGGAGAATAAATTCTCAACATACTTAAGACCATTTGCCAATCTATTATAAACACCTGCCGATTGGAAAGCTGAATCTAATGCAAGTAGTGTATCTCTTATTGTAAAGAAAGTTTTATATAAGAATGTAGCAACATTACGAAGAGACGTTCCTGCAGCTTTTAGACTAACTAAGATAGACGCTAAACCTTTGGCAAGCTTATCACCATCAAACTTTATTACTATTCCTTTTTCTAACGACTTGAAATAATTTTTGATTGTAGAAACAGCTTTAGCCATATCCTTCGAAATACCATCAAAGATCTTTGTGAACTTAGTGCTAATACCGAACTTATTAAAACCTTTTTGTATCTTACTGAAGTTCTCTGTAACTTTTATGGCGAAATTATCTAACTCGATAACGACAGTATTAAATACTTTTCTAAAAGAGAACGAGCCTGCCTTCATTGAGAATAATGAAGTGAAACTATTTTTAAGTCTACCGCTGACAGATTGTGACTTATCTGTGATATAGTCTAGGAACGACCAGTCTGTTAATCTTTTTGTTTCAGTAGCTAAATAATCAAAACCATTCGCTAAAGCTTTCGCAATATAAGAAAATGTCTTTGTTAAGATTTGCGTAACCTTTCTGTTATCAGAAGCTCTAGCCGCGAAGTTTCCAAAGATATCCATAACGTTTACGGCTTTACCTAGCCTCGAAAACATTGAAGATAGAGCATCAAAGAGGTATACACCCATACGTCCTATAATTCTTGGAACGTCAGCCCGAAGATCGAACATATCCTCAAAGTATTCTTTCATTAAGCGGACTGTCTTTGTTACAAAGAAACTGCCAATCAATGCAGGAATTGCACTCCATACAGCTTTAATATTTTCGCGTAGTACTTGTCCAGAAGCAGTTATACGTGTACCTAATACATTTACTTGTGCTAAATAAATACTACCTATCTTTTTAAAACTATTGATAATTACAGGCATATCGTCGAATGACCAGATACCTGTTCCTCTACCACGTTTAGTTGCACTACGTAAAGCTTTACCATAAGCCTCATATGACCGTACGCCTGTCATAATGTAAGCATCAAATAAGTATTTTATTTCACCTATTTCTTTCTTTACAAATGTCGTGATACCTAATGCGCCAAGTAGAAGTCTTAACTTTAAAACTACTTTCTCAAAGCCAAATATAATCGGTTCTGCAAAATCCTTAAGTCTCTCTTTTAAATCGTTGAAGACTCTCCAAGTGTTGACACCCATTTCAAAGGCACTTTTAGAGAGTTCTCCTAAAGCTTTAACACCGTTATATAGAAATTCGCTAAAGAAGTCTGATAAACCTAAACCCTTTTCGAATTCGGATGCTACTGATTTTAACATCTCCGCGAGTTTGCTGACACCTTGTGCCATTGTTGGCTTCATTAAGGCAAACTCTTTATTGATTTGCTTAGCTTGGTCCACAAGAGCTTTCATTACTACATTAGTAGTTATTTGACCTGTGGAAGCTAACTCTCTCATTTTACCGAGACTGACACCCAAGTTGTCTGCAATAGCTTTGGCTATACGCGGTGTTTGCTCCATTACTGAATTGAGCTCTTCCCCTCTGAGTGCACCGGCAGACAAGCCTTGATTAAGCTGGAACAGTGCGGCATTGGCACTCTCTGCGGAAGCTCCTGAGACCGCTACAGCTTTCTGAATAGTCTCTGTAACACCCAACAACGTATCCATAGATGTCTTTGCATCTTTCATGGCTCTTCCGAAACCAGTGAATACGGTCGTGGTTGAAGCATAAAGCGTACGTGTACGTAGTGCTACATCATTAAGACCAATCATTGTAGCTGTTAGCTGTTCTGATCTGCCTACAACGTTAGCAATCTGATTTTCTAAATCTTGGAAATCAGAAGAGATCTTTGTTAATCCTGCAAATGCACCACCGAAAGCTACAGCACCAAAGGCTGATTTTAAACTTCCTGCCAGATTAATTGCTAAATCATTAATTCCTTTTAATGAGTCATGTGTCTTCTCTAAGGCTTTATTTGCTTTTAGATCACTACCTTTATTCAGGAAAGATCCAGAAAAGGTACGATCTGCTTTAGACATTGTATCATTAAGACTGTTAGATTCTCTATTTAGCTTAGTAATACCTTCAGTAGGCTTCTTACCAAGGTCTTTAGATAACGCGCCTGTGTTTAACGTTTTTTCTATATTTGAAGTGTTCTGAGATATCTTGGCCAGAGATCTTGCTAGAGCATCAATACTACCTTGTGCCTTATCGACTTTAGCTTCGATATCAATTACGATACCTGTCATTTGTTTTCTCCATAAAAAACCCCTCCACTAATACCATAAAGGTAATAATAAAGGGGTGTTGTTAAGTTGGTGTTATGATAACACCGTTTGCGTTAACGTTTTCATTCGCTAACAAAGTTCTCTCAATAAAGTGAGAAGGTGCTTGTTTACTAGAGCCAGCATTCAACTCCTCTATATATTCTACTTCATTAACTATTTTATTGTCTTGAAGCTTCCAGCCCTCACGTGCTCTACCCGTGTCAACTGGTGTAGCTTCTTTTAACGCATCTATTAATTTCAAAGACTCTCGCTCTAAGATTGTTTGTGATCTTTTTGCTAGTTCGGCTTTAAAATCAATATTGATTTTTACTGTCATAATTTAAGAGCCTCACCACCAATAGCCGAAGCTATTTTCTGGAAGAATCCAGAGCGTTTAAAGTTCTCAACGTTGAACTTACCATCCTCTGGTTGATCTTTACTTTTTCGATTATAGATTGCATCCAATGAAGAAAACAGATTCCAAGGCTTTTCTTTGACACCTTGTGCTTGTATCAGCTTTGCCGCTCTATCGTCAGCTCTCCATTCAAAGGGCCTTTGTTCAAAGTAGTTGAGCCATCCGAGAAACTCATCATAGGGCATCTCATCGACCAACTTATAGACAGGCATTCTTAAATGGAAAGCTATTTCGTAAATCGGTAAATCGTTATCGCTTAAGCAGACTTTCCCGCATCAGGCGCTTGACCTAATCCAGAATATTTCATAATTTCATTTGACAATTTAGATAACTCGTCCATAGGGAAGTTATCAAATTCTGAATCATCAAGATCTGCTCCGCCTTCAACGGCAGAACGAATAACAGTCTTTAAGAGTTCTAAACCGGCTGTGTCATCTTTTTCGATGTTAGCAGCTTTGGATTGAATTTCAAGAACTTCCGATACAGTAAGTTTAGAAATCTTAACATCACTGTTTAAGAATTTAACTGTTTTGGTCATTTTTTGGCCAACTAAATTTTTGATACCTTTTAACTCAGACATTTTGATTTCCTTCTTTATATTGATTAATTTTGCGTTCATCTAATTGCGCTCGCATCTGGTGTAGAACTGACAGGGTTTTAAAAGCTTCTGTATGCTTTTCAGCGGACAAACCACCTTCCTGTGTACGTTCAAATGTTTTATTAATACTGACATCAATGCTTTTCAGCATATGTTTAACGGTCACTCCGATAACATAGTCAATACTGAATGGTGTATTTTGTGGCATTTCAATTCCTTGATATGGGGGAGTGACGGGGTTTAGAGCCTCCCCGTCAAGGCTTATAGCTTATACTGCGTGAGTATATGCGCCTTTAACTTCAGATTGAACTGAAATAGTTAATTTAGCTGTTAGTGCATCTGTCAAGCTTGGTGTTACTTCCAGAGCTTCAAATTTTCCGACAAAGTAGAATACTGAATTCTTAGTTGTACCTAAGTCGGAAGTTGTATATGTTCCCGCTGTAGGTGCAGCACCTAATAAAGCGAAACGGAACAAGTACAAGGTTTGGTCATTAATAGCGGGACCTGCAGCTACACCACCCGTTTTACGCAATTTGTTATCTTCCCAAGCAGAAGGAATGTAGTTCAAAGTTAATTCCATGTTTGGAGAATCAGCTTGACCTTGTACTTGTTTAGATGTTTTAGAACCGTATTCAGGAACTTTAACGATGTTAGCAGGTGTACCAAATGCAGGGAATTCTTTAACGTTTTCAATACGTGCGTATTCGCCGTCGATAGCAGGAGAACCTAATGTATAATCAACAGTAGTACCCATTGCGTCAAAGTATTTACCAAGTTTTGTAGCGATAGCCGCAGCGTCACTACCAGCAGTAGCTGCATTGAATTCAGCAATAGTAACAGCGTGAGCAGTTACAGCCATATCAGAGTACATTACAGTGGTTAAAGAGTTAATATGTGCCATTTTTGATTCCTTAAAATTAAGTTTGACTTCCGAAGAAGTTGAAAGTGATTGAATAACTACTTTTAAATAATGCCTTATTGTCTTGATCCTCAGCACCAATGCCCATAGTACTAAACCCAAATTGAGTTTGAGTATTTGACTGTGATGTTATAGATTTATTAACCAAGTAATTATCTAACTTATCTGCTATTTCTAAGATACGTCTTGTACCCTTTCCTGCAGCTATAAATATATCGATAATGAGTATTCCTTTTATAGAAGCACGGTTAACACCGGTTCCGCTGGGAATTACAGAAACACGAATAAATTCGTTACCACTGTTCACTGCTATATAATTTGTCGGGAATGTTTTTATATTTTCATTTATCCAAGCTTGTGAAGCGAAAACGCTAAACACATCTTGTTCCAAGTTAACATACTTACCCATTAGAGAGTCCTGCTAAGTTGTAATAATGTCGTATAACTGTTTGAATTGATCGCTGAGACAACTTTCCACACTACAAGGTCAATACTGACTTCAGTATAAACATTGAGTGGTCCAGCATCTTGATTCTTTACTAACAATTGCATAGTTTCTGCAGATTGTGTCTTTACAATTTTTGAAGGAATTGCTTTCAAAGTAATATTTGAAATAGTGCCGGTGGTTACCACACCTGAACTAAAATCAAATTCTTGTGTATTTGGCTTACTGAATATTACATCAATAGCCAAATCTTTACTCATATTAAATGCCAACGTCAATTGTTTTCCGATTAAGGCTTTATAAGACATTAGTTTGCTCTCCACCATGAATTCTTACCACTATTACGTAGTAATGGAGCCAGTGAAGTACGAACACGTTTGGGGAACTTACTTGGAGGTACAATAACATTCAACGCTATTTCACCCACACTTAAATTCTTTACATGTCCTGCATCATCCAACAAACCATCATTATTTAATAAATGATAAGCTAGTTCAAAAGTTGCGGTTACAATCCTGAGCGGTATTGTAGTGCTTTCTAATACTACGGGCATTCCTATTTTAGGATCAAAATATTCTGCATCCTTCCGTGGAAACGAAAGAGATTGTGTAGCACTTGTTGCAATACCAATCCACTCAAATTCGTCTAATAGACTCGTGGCTGTACAAAGAGCTTGATTCTTCTGAATATCAGGAGCATCAGTCCATGCCGCCACATCCAATTTATTTTCGAAATAAGTATTGGCCTCTGTCATATCAGCATAAGAATTCACACCTTTAACGAGTGCCATAACCTACTCCTTAAGAATGGAATACTGGTAAGATACCTAATGATAAAGCAGAAGATGCTTTACGTTGCCATGTACCACGAACGTTAGCAATGGTGGTCATTGCTGGAATTGACACGCCATTAACTGTGGCTGCAACAAGACCTTTAGTAGCGCCACCTTCGATAACACCCATATAATCAGCATTGGAAGGGAATGCAGTTGTAGAACCATTCCAGTTATAACCTGCAGGTGCAAGTACATAACCCCAACGTGACCAGATAGAAGTGGTACCGCCACCTTTGTATTTGTTAGCATCACGGAAGACTTCAGTCGAATCAGGAACTGTCAACGATTCCATAGCGATTGCGCCAGGCAATACGATGAAAGAAGTTTTAGTTGAAGCAGCATTCAGATCAACACCAGCACCTGTATTAAGTGCAGTCAATTCTGTAAGTGCTAATGATTGAGCAGCACGTGTAGTGATCAAACGGAATTTACCATTAAAGATAGTGTTAAAAGTAACATTACCATCAACGATAGTTGTTTCATCAACAAAGTTAGCTGAACGGAAAGAAGCCATAGTTTCAGGAGATACAACTAAGTATGCCCAATCTGGTTCATAGTCTTTGAATGCCATACCGAAAGCGGTTAAGAAACCTTCAGCACGAGCCGCACCTTGTACAGCTGCAGTTGCAGCAATAACTGGTTTAGCACCTGCAAGATCAACATAGAAACCGTAGCGTGAGCTAGTTGGATCATTATCAAATGTTTGACCGCCTAAACCTGTTGCACCTGAACCTGTAGCAGCACCGTTAAGTACTTCAGAAATAGCTACACCTTTCAATACAGAAAGAATAGCATCATGTTCGTCTTGAGCACGAGTTTCACCGAAATCGCGACCGATCTTAGCAAGACCGTCCATTTGGGTTACTACTTGAGTCATATTAACTTTTTCAGCACCATGAGTACGAACAGTTTTAATGTATGTACTGAAGTCTGATTGGAAGTTAGTTTTAGCACCATCAGTCGCATCTGTTAAAGAAGCAACGTTAACGGTTGGGTTTAGAGGTTTCAACCAACGCATTTGACCGATAAAAGTTTCGGTTGTAGTATCAATTTGTGGATTACTTGAAGTAATACCTGTGCTTGATAATTTCTTTGCATTGGTGTAAGCTTCGTCGCTATACGCGCCTAATGCTTCTTGTAATACATAATTGTTAGTACCGCCGGCTTGACCGGAGGTATATGTTGTACTTGTTGCGGCCATTGTTATTCCTTAGAGTTTATTTAGCGCCGAAGAGTCCCCTCGGCTGCACGTTTTAATACTTCTTCCTGTGATAGTTTAAACAATGACTTGTTAGCATTATCAGAAGGAGCTGTACTATGGGCGCCTGACGTTCCACCACCGGTTGATACTTTTGGTTTGAAGAGAAATGAATTATCTTCGCTTTCAGAGAATTGTTTTATAAATGTTCTAAGATCGACACCACTCTTGTGTGTCCAGACACCTAATTCATTTTGAACTAGTTGACTTGCTATATCCATATAGGCCATATCTAAGGCTTTATCACTTCTAAACACATAACTTGAGAGAGCGGATTTAATCTCGGCATCTCTGGCAAGTTCTAAGTTGCGTTTCACTAGCACCTCCACTTTTGCGTTGGCTTCTGCTAATTGAAGTTCATAAGCTTCTTTATATTTACCATCATCTTGTAGTCTTTTTAATTCAGCTTCTTTCTCTTTCTGTTCGTACTCAGCGGCTTTCTTAATCGCGGCATCTCTTTCAGCATAAGCTTTATCTAGATTTGATTTGATAGGTTGAAGAGCATCTTGGATTTTCTTCTCGATCGCATCCACAGGAGGAGCGGGAATAATAGGATCCGGAGTAGGAGCAGGGGTTTCGATGTTTTCATCTGTGGTTTCTGTAGACATTTGTTATTTCCTTTTGAGTACAACTCGTTATTGAGTACAGATACAATCTATACCTATGGAATATTTAAAAATTAAATTTAGGGTTAATTTAACGGGTTTAGTAAGGTTAGAAGTATAGTACCCCTTAGGAATAGCTTTAAGATATCTCTTAGGTTTAATGATTAAGAGAGGGGATAAAGAGAGGGACTAACTACTAATAATTATATATTGGGGGGAGGCCGGAGGGGTTAATTTAACGGGGTTAGATCAATGTCAAAGACCAGAGCTTCCAGTTTGGAGTCCAGAAGGCTCTAGCCTTAACATTGAAAATTATTTAACTAACCAATATCCAATCATCCGCTAGAAGGTCAGATATGGAAGGCACCCACGTATTAAAAGAGTTTTTAACATTCTTAATAACAAAATATGGGCATAACTCTGAAAATTCAAAATCGTGTCCTTCAACTAATTTGATATACATGTCTCTTCCGTTCCAACCTTCTCGTGCAATCTTATGATTTGCTTTAAGCATATCTAAAGCGTGACTAAAATTCATTTGTGTTTAGCTCCACAGACTGTACATGTAAATCCTTTCTTTTGATCCGGATTCATTACACGCATTTGTTTACCGTGTAGTTTATCTTGTGCTTCATGTTTGCATGTACAACTTTTAATTTCAGCCGACATATAATTGCTCCTTTAATAAATAACCTTCTAATTTCCAAACTTTATCAAGCGCATTTTTATAAGCCCATTCTTGACCTGTTTGTTCATTGAAGTTCGCAGGGTCTACACATGCAGATTCACCAAGCAATAAGTAACCATTTTGTAATGTCATTAAACATACAGTAGTCGTAGTTCCAGGAAATACATGATAAGTTACTGATTTAACTTTAGCTTCGATATCAGCTAATTCTAATTTATTTTTCATTTTATCCAATTCCATAAAAACCCCAATCATCTTCAAATTTAGTTGGATCAGGGATAGGTGAGAGTATATCCTTTTTAGTAAGGATATCCGATTTCTTCAATACTTTGCCACCGACAACAGATACACCTTCTACAGGTATTAATCCTTTGTCAATAGCTTCTTCTAAGTATTTGTCATATAATTCTTGAGGTAAACCTCTATTCAACATTTCATCCAATGTTGTTTTAACAGGAGTAGCATCTAATGTGCTTGCATACAAGTTCCTAATACCATCCCGTGCTTCGAGCATATCTGCGGCGTTAGCGAAAAAGGCGTCATGAATGGTTGATGTTGCGACATTATTTTTTCTACCCCATAAATGGAAGTTCTTGACAAGCGTAGCATCGTTTGAGTGGTTGCCATTAACAGCGAATGCCGTTCTTGCCTTGGTTGCGTCTGCAATGTCATTGATCTTACCTTCTGCATTTACTGTTTGTTCCCACCAAGTAGCTTCCGTTTTCTGAGCTATCTGTAGTACGTTATTAACCCAATTACCATCTTTATCTTTATACGATAATCGCTCTTCAAAAGATTGGGTAAAGTTCTGTTCAATAATCTTACCATCAAAATTAACCCAAGGCACATTAGTCCAAGACTTCGGTAGCTTGTTAGCTGTGAATACTTCAAAACCCTTCGATATAACTAATTTCTCAATCGGCTCAATCTTTAAAACCTTAAAGCCTGTACGTCTATCATCGGGCGCCTTGACACCATAAATAAGATCGGCTAAATTCCCATCAGGTTTCCAACCATCAAATCTACGTAAGAACTTTTCAGATACAGCTTCACCAGCTTTTATACCTAAGATTTCACTAACTCTATCTGGTAACGTATAACCCTTGCCACGAGTGCCTAAGACACCTGTTTTAATGACACTAACCCAATCTAATTTAGATTGTGAAGGTTTAGCATTCTTAAGAAAATCTTCTGCCAATCTGCCAAAGAACTTTGTAAAGTCTTTTAAAATAGGAACTTGTTCACCTAAGTGTTCAGACATAAGTTTAGCTATAGCTTGGAAATCGGCTGGAGTAACAACTCTATCATATTGATGTGACATCTTCTCGACTAAGTCTTTTGTCTTGGGATCTAAGAAGTATAATGCTTCCATTATATCATCACCCGGGTCTTGACCTTTGTTGAATACATCACGAACATTTTGTCTAAGTTGCTTCAGTTCTTCAGCTGTTTCAGGATCAAACTTTTCATATCTTGCTGCTCTAGCTGAGATCTCACTTAACACAGTATCGCGATCACTTGCCTTAACAACTAATGTGTTACCTTGCTTCTCCAAGATCTTAGCAAGTTTACCTTCTACATTCAAGATTCCGGTTCTTTCGCCAGCTCCGTAGAACGTTACCATGTTCTGAGCTTTAGCGGCTTTACGTAAGTCTTTCTCATTTAAACCTAATTTTTCGTTAAGCACTTTAAACCGAGGATCATTATATGTAGAGGCTGCAATCTCATCGTATAGCCTACGTTTCTGACTTGTTGGCACTACATTCGAGAGTTCTGCTAATTGTTTATTCTTTGTTGTAAGGGCAATGATCTGAGCACCAGAAGACGAAGCATCTTGCTCTAAAGCTAAAGCTGTCTTATAGTTATCCATTGTTCCGCCAGCCTTCAAGTGATTATCAATCTTAGCGGCTTCCATAGCAAATCTCATAAATTTGCCTAGCTCTTCGCCTTCGACTAATTGCACTGTCTCGGATTCTAATATTGCACGGATGTCATTAGGCTTTCCACGTAACATTTTATTACCAAGATCTACTAGATCAGGCCAAAGCTTATCGGCAATTTTCTGTCTACCTGTGAATGATAATGAGTTATATCTACCTTCAAATGTATCATTTAGACCGCCCATAAAGGCACCTATCTGATCTCTGAAGTTATTATAACCCGCTACTCCAAGTACTTTGGATAGCTCAGTATTAAGGAAGGGTCGAAAAGACTCACCGCTCTGAGGACTGATAAGCCCACGATCATAAATACGGGCACGGTGGTCAACAAAAGCGTGATTGCTAAAACTAGAGCCCTTTGATCGGAGCCAGGCCATCGATTTGAATCTCTCATAAGCATCTCCTCTCGAAGAAATATAATGTTTGTATTCGTTAAGTTCATTATATTTTTTGGCGTTTCCCCTGTCATCTTCAAAGTATAAAAGCTTTTGAGTGAAGTCATAAAAATCATCATCTATTTTATATTTAGATTTAGAGGCCCAGTTTAAAGCATCGGCAAGGTTCTTATCAACCAGAGCTTCAGGAAAATCACCGAAACTATTAGTTGATGTAATAGGCATACGTGTATCTTCTAAACCAAAGATACCATTATCAATAAAATACGTCTTGTAACCTTCGCGGAATACTAACTTATTCTTATCCGTTGTAACACCGACACGTAGGCCGACATCCACTTTCCTTGTGAGCTGTGCGTATTCTTGTACACGAGGATCAGTAACACGTATATTATATGATAAGGTATCATAATAGGGGCCAAAGAGTTGATTACTCAAACGGCTTTTCATACGTCTTTTTTGAACACCAAATGTTTCTACTTCAAAGAATTTACTTACATTCTTTGCTTCTAATAGTTTCATCCCTGTACTATACCACTCTCTGCGACTGCCGTTAAGGTTAGCAAGATTATGTAAGTCTCTGCCCAACGCAACTGCAAATTGATCTCTATCTGGCATATCCGCCATACTAAGTCTGTTAGCAAATTTCAAATAAAATTGCTGTAAGCTGGATTCACTAATACGTGGTTGTCCATTAGGTAATCTTTTTAATTTAAGAGGAATCTTATAATCAAATGTATTACGAAGTTCTCTAGCAATCTTAGGGGCTGTCTGATCTTCCCATCTATTCTTAGCTCGTATATTGTCTAAGAAGTTATCGTGAAGATCTTGTAGCTGTGTAGGCCCAAGTACAGGATCGATATAATTGTCTTGTTTCAACTTCTTTAAAACATCAGTATCTCGTCTGATCTGTGTCTCAATAGAATCCGATACGTTCATTACATCAAATTTAATTTGACCTTGTACAACACCTTTAAAGTTACCCCATTGCTCGCCATTCCTTCTAAACCTAGAGAAGATAATTCTTAAGTTATCCGCAACTACGGCACGTTCATTAGCACCCATCTTCTCATCCAAACTACCAATAAACTCCTCAATATAAATTTTATCCTTCGGTTTCAAATCCGCACTTTCTCTTACGAGTTTAAGGTTATTATTGAGTACTGATATGTTTGGCTGATAAAGACGGGTATCTTCGTAACGCCCTGTTACAGGGTTAAAAACTGTTTGTTCTTCTGTTGGCAATTTAGTCAAGACTCTATTCTTAGTAGCTTTCTTATTGTGTAATAAAGTTCCACGATAATTAGTTAGACTTAATGTTCCGTCTAACTCTCCTGCTTGTAGCAAATAGTAATCACGAAGTGTATTCGTTAATTTATTGTCGTTGAGAAAGTCTTCAGGCTTTGTAGCCGTCAATTGCATAGCGTCTAGTTTGGCTTTCGCATTAGCAAACTTTTGTGTGTCATTAGGTAATGTATACGTTGAGTCAGTCATCTTACGAAGTTCATTAATACCTATGGTATTACCTTCTGCATTAGTAAATTTATCTAATGTGACTTGTTGTGTATCGAATATCTGTACTTTCTTATAATCACCTAGATGTCTTAATTTAACATCTTGCGGTTGTCGCAGCAACCAATCATTATATGATTCTTTCAGCGGGGTGTTACCATCATAGAAAGCTTTTTGATCTTTAGTTAGACCGTCTAGATTCCTTCTACGTATTTGTGCAACACCTTCCATCTTGGACATGTCATCCCATGATTTAAAAACAGGGACTGTCGTTGATCGACAATGCCAATGCGCAGGTGGTAAATGTTCTGTGTCTGTCATCGGATAAAGATGACCATCTCGATGAGCACATAAGCTAGAAGTCCTAGCATCCAAGACAGCTACATACTGCCAACCTTGTAATGCTTTCTCATTTGCTTGGTAAACTGCATGATCCGCTTGAGCTGTAACAGAGGTAATAGCTGTTATCACAAGTGCTTTTGATTGCATTCTTGTAATATCATGTACGTTACCCTTTCTAACTTCTAAGGCTATCTCATCAGAGGATTTACCAGCTGCTATTCCTTTTCGTATAAGAGCTTCTAATCTAATTCTTTCATTCTTTGCAATACCACTCCACCCTTGTTCCATTGTTTGATTAGTATGGATAGGGTTTTTCAGCGCAATTTCCTCAGAGACAACATTTTTAGGTCTCTCAGTACGCCATATCTTACCCATTGCTGTTTCAACATTCTGGTAAGCGTATGATATCTGATCGGCCGTTAGTGATAGCAAATCCTTTTTAACCGAATTGTTTATACTCTTATAAGTGGTTCTTAATTCTTTGTCCACTGCATTTCTTAATCTATCAAACCCTTGTGGAGACAATGCAGCATCTCTCACAAGCTTATCTATATTAACTACATGACCGTCAATAATTAAATCAACCTTGCCCGATACCCTTCTTTCATAAAGCCGAATCATTGCTGCACGATCAATTATCTTGTCATATATTTGTGTATTACTATTGACGGTCATTTGTTATCCTTTATTTTTTGTATTTACTTTTACCACTACCAATTGCTCTCGCACCCAATCGTGATGCACCGTAGTTCACAGCCGCGCCCAAAGCCGCGCCCGCCGCAATGCCTGCCGCACCACCAAAAATGGCACCCCGTGTGCCGCCATAGACCGCGCCGAGCAGTGCGCTATGGGCAGCCGTGCCTGAGGCTACCGTGCCAAGAGCCCCTGCTACGCCACCAACTACAGCGGACGCTTTTCTGGCTCTGGCAATTACTTTTTCGCCACCAGCTTGGTTTGCTGTTCCAAATGAAGTATTGGCTTTATTACCGGCAATGGCACCTGCGGCTAGTGAGCCTACCGGCCCAAAGAGAGCACCAATAGTCCCAACCTTAGCGCCGCCTGTGCTGAATGGACCCGTTATCTTAACAGGAGTAGCTTTATGCGCCTGAGCTAACGCCTTACCACCACCTATGGCGTGATGCGAGCCTTTGGCATTCTGATTACCTTTCAGAGAAACACTTAATTTAGTATTTTTCATTTTGTTTTACCTGTAGTGGAAGGGGTGTTGACGATGCTGCACCAGCGGCAGCTGCCTTGTCTACCTGCATAGCATAATTATCATTATACTGTGTAGCTGCAGGGACTACTAAATTGTCTTGATTAATCTCTTTCTGAGCTTCTTCGTCATCATATTCTGGATCTAAGATATCATTACCTTTAAGCATTTGTAACCAAACAGATCTAGGGATTAAACCGCCTTGATACCATGTAGTGATTAGCGTTAACCAATCGGCACCTAATGGAACTGGGTCAAAATCTGCTGATAATTCAAAATGAATATCACACGCTTCAAAAGCTGTATTGTACCGCCAGTTGAGCATTAAACAAATAATCTGTTTCATTGTATTAGAGATCTTAGTGCTTAGAACGGCCAACTGTGCCGTCTGTGAAGCATTTCTAATTTCCAAAGCAATACCAGACTGCTCGTTCTCTGTAGTTAACATTCTGATACCAAGCTTTGCCATCTCATCGATTGTAGATTCAATAGCTCTTTGCATATCTTGTAAAGCTGCTGTGGGCGTTTCTAAGACGGCTGCTGTATCGCCTTGTCTCAAACGTAACCAAGAACCTAAGCCTGAAGATACAATATCATCAAAGTCTTCATCTCCCATATCAGACATAATAACAGGTGTATAGGTAGATGCCCCGTATAGCAAGTGATTACGTCTACTAATTTTATTATAGAGACTAACTTCTTTATCTACGATAGGCATTAATACAGGTGTTAACGGAACGATGTTACCGTTCAAAGGCCATGCTGGAATATGTGTTAATTTTTCACCATTAGCATAAATACTGTCTAGTGTGTCTACAAGAATAAAAGCACCGGAAGGTAGTAATTGATTATTCTTATTACCTGCTTCTCCTACACGTAATGTTTGATCACCGTCATCTTGAATAGAGCCTTGATAGATACGGATGCGATATTCACCATTCTCATCCAGCTCATGCACCCAAACTGTAGGGACACGTCTCGCATGGAATTCATTAATAGTGTAATCGTCGGCAAAGCCTTTAATGATTACTCTTTGTAAAATTGTCTTTCCAAACATATCTGTGGAAGTGGACCAGTTAATAACTGTCTCTGCTTTTTGTAAGATAGGGTAAGGTTTAATTTTATCTTTAGTTTCTTTATCTAAAGCATCAGCATTGGGTACGTTAGGGTAATCTACAAATACCCAAGCTCTTGATGTTTGGATCTCTTCCCAGATAATTTCATCTAAAAATGATATAAGTGTACAGTCGTCACGACCGATATTATTTATTAGCCAGTCTTTGGCATCTTCGGGAGCACCATCAGGCAATGTAAGAGTAGGTGGCTTTCTTAATAACCCGCCTACAATCATTTTAGCAAATTGAGAAGTGATGCCCGGTAATTCAGCTTCTGCTCTATAAAAGTCGTATTGGCCCGAAGACATTGAAGGAGAGAAGGGGATTAATAAATTTGACAGTCTTACCAAATCAATATGGGCATCTAGCTCCTTTACTGCACGTTCCCCATTACAAACAGCTCGGCTTTTGGCCCATGAGGGTGCTAAATACATATACGCTTGACAAGGGTCTGCGACTGTTTTAATGGTTCCTGTCATTTTAATCTCTCATTGCAATATTGAATTCTTCAATAGAGCCTTCAAATACTTGGCCATCAATTCTATTGACTGCACGAATACTCTCATCTTCTTGTTCGATGATATTCCAGTTAGACTGAGTCTTATCATTTAATACAGCAATCTTAATTGCAGGTACAGATTTTGGTGTTTCTACTTTTGGTGTTTCTAATACGTCAGCCATTTTATTTTCCTAAAAACATATTCATTTCAGCGGTACGGCGATTGGTTAAACCTTTAACCACCTTACCATTATCTTTATTCCATCTAAGGAATTGTGCGGCTACTTCTTTCTTATCTTTCTTACCATTTAATAATTTCAGCAATGTGGAGGTTTTAAAACCACCTACACCAATATTATATACAAAAGAAACAAGGGCGTCATACTCATACTGAGTCAGTGGTACTTTAACTGTAGCATTAACTGCCAATTCAAATTTAGGCAATGTACCTTTTATAAATAATTCTAATGCGCGATCTTTACTAATCTCGCAATCTTTCATGGTAACTCTTTTACCATCTTCATATTGAATACAACCAATACCGATTGTTGCTACACCGCCACCATCTAAATAAGGCTTTAACTTTAAGCCTTCACTAGTTTCAATAAACAATACACCCTTAGGGCTGATATCCATAAAGTCTCCAAGTTAGGCCCCCGATTAAGAGGGCCTATAAATTAGACTGCTGTGATAGCTGCAACAGCAACACCAACAGCAATTTCTTTTGCTACATCTTGTACATCAGGATTGCTCACAACTTCTTCCACAACATGTGCGGCATCGTGAACACCATGATCAATAGCTTTACCTGCGTCTTTAAACGCTTTTTCTAAAGCATTCTTCATGATACAGCATCCGCAATAGTGTCGATTGTTACATCAACAACTGTTTCTACGATATCGTGAGGTGCTAAAGGTACAGCTACCTCTACTACTGTTTCTACTGCATCTTTTAAATCGTCT